TCATTGTAATCCATTTTTAATATTAGTATTGATATTATCTAGTTTTTCTCCAAAACCTTCAAGGATTTTCTTTACAAATCCTGATATATCCTCCAAATGCCCATTGGACGAAATCATAAGATTCCTTATTTCAAGTAATGTAGTATTACAACTGTCAGTTGAAACTCCAATAGATTGTAAGACAGATATATTTTGCAAAATTTGTAAACCTACTTCATATAGTGCAGTGAACCGTCCGTTAAGTTCACCAGCTTGCTCTTGGGACATTGTTTCAAAACCTTTATTGGTTGCTTTTTGTCCTTGTCCTGAAGAAGTACCCAATCCCATAGATTCCATCAAGTCATTTCTCTCTTTCAAGGCATCGTTTACAATATCATCCCACTGCTGTTTCAGACTGTTTTGTTCATCTTTTGATATAGAACCATCGTTCCCCATTGAATCGGCAAACTTCTTATACCATTCCTTCAGGCGTTTGGCATAAGTGTCTGAAATCATGGATTCAATGATAGCCTCCTGCATCATCTTCTCAAATGATTCGGCAAAATCTTCTGAATCGGATTCCATGTCAAGAAGCAGACTTTTGAAATCATTTTTTACAGTGTCAAATGATACAGAAGTAAGTTTTTCGTAATAGGCTTCTTCCAATTCTTCAAGCTGCTTCCAGTAACCAATGTATTCATCCATGTACTGGGCTGCATTCTCATGCCCGTCATCAGCATAGCTTTTAATTTTGGAATACAGATCTTCTGCCCCCATCAGGACATTGTACATCTGCTCGCTTGTCAGATTCCAGAAATCCCCGACATCACGTACCGTTGTTCCTGCTACTTTACTAATGCGTTCCCAGTCGGCAGCGGACATGGCGTCATTAACCCGTTTGTTGCTGGAGTGGGTTCCACCCATACCCAAGAAGCCATTGCTATAAGCTGCACCGGAGCGACGCATCATCTCTTGGGTATTAGCCATAGACTGTTCGATATTCTTTTTCTGCTGTTCGTAAAGTTCGGGGGCATCTGCTACAGCAGAATCTTCCATCTTTTCAGCAAGGTTATCGAGAGCCATTTTCAAATCCTGATTGGACTGGGTAAGCCGTTCCACATCTTCCTTCAAATGTGGATCACTTTCTTTATTGCCTATCAATCCGAAAGTCAAAGTGTCAAATATTCCTCCAACAGCTTTAAATACGCTTCCAAACACATTCCCGACAAAGCCATCAAGTCCTTGAGAACCTATTGCATCTAATAAGGAAAATGCAGCTCCGATAATACCACCTACTTCTTCCCCAATATCAGTGAACACATTTGCGACATCCATAGCTAAATTCCCGACTTGCGAAAGCGACAATTCGGAATTGGAGCCAAGTTCAGTAATTACATTTGACAAGGTGGTAAGGTTACTGATAGTTTTATCCGCTGACTTCTGAACATTGACTTGTGCATTCTGTTGTCTTATTTGGGCATCGTTCAGTTTTTTTGTAGCGGCTTCTTTCTGCGCATCCGTACCGCTCTCCATTGCTTTATTGTATTCGTTTTGGGCTTGTGCAAGTTCTTCTTGAGCCTTAGCCAATTCGTTCAACTGGTGCGGTAAATCTCCCAATAATCCACCCTTATCAATAAGGACGGTCTGAATGTTATTTAACGCTTCATCAATGACCTTCTTTTGGTCAATAGACATATTCTTGTATTCTTCGGAGTTCTTGAAGTCTTTAAGTTGCTGTTTCACTTTGTTCAAGGACTCTTTAGAAACCTTATCCAAGTCTCCGAATACCAGTTCCCAGTTGATTCCCTGTTTCAGCTTTTCAAGATTGAGAGAAGAAAGAGCTTCTTCCATCTGCTTCTGTAAGATGTTCTTATCTCCTTGCGTTGTAGCCTCTGAAATCTTACGAGTGTATTCAGAAGTGATGGCATCACGTTTCTGCAAGAATGTACCATAGCTTTTCAGGTAACGTTCGTTGGCCTCGATTGCAGCCCTGTTTTCGTCTTCCGTTACTTTAGCCAATCCCTTTTCACGTACCTGCATGGCATTGCTCGCACGATTACCCAACGCTTCTCTCTGTTCTGCTGTGAGTTTCCCTCCTTGCGCTTCTTCCCATAACTTACGCTGTTTCTTTACTTCGTCAATCTCTTTCTGATAGTCCAATTCAATCTGTCTGCGCTTCTTTTCAGAGCCTTCTTTTAGCAGATTAATTTCGTTCTGCTGATTGGTTCTGCGAAGTTGGAGAAGTTCATCAGCAATCTGCTGTTGTTTCTTCTTCCGTTCGTCTGCTTCTTTTATTGCATTATCAGAGGTAATGCCTCCAAGTGATTCAAATTTCTTTTTCTTGTCGGCATAATCAGCTTTTGCATCCGTGTACTGTTTGGCAGTAAATTTCTTTTTGTCAGCTTCTATCTCTTGAAGTTTTTTCTTTGCATCTTCCCATACTTTCTTAGCTGCATCGTAATCTTCCTGATAATTTCCGTTACCTTTTTCCCTCGCTTTTTGTTCGGAAGCCAAAGCTGATTTAATCATATCAAGCTGCCCTTTAGAAAATTCACCACCAAGAGAAGATACTATTGCAATGGCATTATTTCCAGAATTTTCAAGTGCTTTTAATGATAAATCTATATCATCAATAACAGAAGCTATATCGCTATCTTTTAATTCCTTAATCTTGGCAAGGAATGAGTTCACTTCTGGTTCTGCGACTTTAGCCTTTGCCTGATTCACGATGGCAAGCTGGGCATTAATTGCGTCATTAACATTTGTATCTCCCCAACCGTTGCCATTCATATCAATCATGGTAACACCCTGCGTTTTGCGATTCCGATATTCTTGCAATTTCAATTCAGCAAGACGCAACGCTTCTATGTCATCAGCATTGGCACGTTTGGCATCTTCTTCGGCTATGAGCTTTTTATACTTGACGATTTCTTTCAAGTATTCGGTTTCGGTTAGGTATTTATCAAAGATGTTAGGATATTCAGCTTTTAACTTTTCGAAAGCGGCAAGTCGTTCTCCTTCTGACAAGACATTGTTTTCGATGATAGCTGTAAGCTCATCAATCTTCTCTTTATGTTCTTCCTGCTTCTTTGTATTTTCATCAAGAATCTGATTAAAATTCTTTGTGGCTTTTTCAGCGGCAGATGTTCTGTCGGATAAGGTCCATATAGCAGCTGCCACCCCTGCTACAGCAACGGCAACAGCTACATAAGGATTTGCAAGCATAGTAGCATTCAATAACATCTGAGCCTTTTGTGTTGCGACAAGCCAGCCATAATGGATAATTTCTTTAGTAGTCAAAGCTGCTATTCCGGTAGCTTGCAATGATTGTAGAGCTGTAACAGTCATAACAGCAACCTTGTACGTACCATAAACAGCGACAAGGCCTGCTATAACAGTCCCCACTTTCTCATAATTCTCAACCAAAGAAGAAACACCACTCAATGCATCACTGATAATACCTTCATTGGCCTGTCCGATTTCATTGAACATTTGCGAAATGCTATCCTCAATATTTGAGATTTGCCCGGCAATAGTTTTGGATTGGGCTTCCATCAGACCTCCGAATTTTCCTCCTTCATTAGTGAGATTTTCAATGACTTCTTGAACTTCAGGGAATCCGACTTTGCCAGCTTCTACGAGTCCTTTTACTTCACTTTCAGCCACATTAAATTTCTTTGCAAGCATTTCAATCATAGGAATACCACGACTTGTGAACTGATTAAAATCTTCAGTATATAATCTCCCCTGCGCACGTGTGGTTCCATACAGATAAACCAAATCCCCAAGAGGAATACTCAGACCGGCGGCAATATCTCCAAGACGGATAAGGGTTTGGTTTACATCTTCGGCTGCAACTCCATATGCCAAAAGCTGCTTTGCACCTCCTGCAACGTCTTGCAAACTAAAAGGTGTAGTAGCAGCAGTCCGTACCATTTGTGCCATAAGTTCCTCTGCCTTTGCTTTACTTCCAAGCATAGTGGTAAAGGCAACTTCCAACTTCTGGAACTCTCCACGAACTTGCGCTACCTGTGTAACAAATTCTTTTGCAGTGAATCCTGCACCAAAAACAGCAGCAGATTTAGCAATGCGGTTAAACAGGGCTTCTATATTTCCACCTTCCTTTTCAACGGTTTGAGAAACAGATCTAATGCCTTTTTCAGTTTCTTGTAATTTGCGAAGTAAATTAGAGTTATCACCGGTTATATCGAAATGCAATCCAGCCATAGTCTTTTCGTCCTTAGATTATTGGCGTACAACATTATACGCTTAGGCAAAGATAGTGAATTATACGCTAATTCTGCTATCAAGCTCAAACATAAGGATAATTTTTAATCTTTTCATTTTGTTATAAATTTATTAATTAATACATTTGCGCAAATGTGTTTGTATAAATAGAGCAATGGATTTCGAAGACAAAATAATTCAGTTATCTGATAAAGTAACCAAACAAAAGGATGGAATAAACACAGAAGAAGCAACGAAAACGGCTTTTATCATGCCAATGATTTCAGCATTAGGTTATGATGTGTTCAACCCTTTTGAAGTAATACCTGAAATGGATTGCGATCTGACAAAAAGAGGTGATAAGATAGACTATGTCATATTAAAAGACGGCAAGCCAATTATTCTTATTGAGTGCAAGCACTGTAAACAAAATCTTGACTTGCATAGCACCCAACTTGCTAAATATTATGCAGCATCCAATGCGCGTTTCGGAGTACTGACTAATGGTGTGGAATATCGCTTCTATGCGGATTTGCAGAAAACAAATATCATGGACGAAAAACCGTTTTTAGTTGTGAATATGCTGGAACCGTCAGATACAGATATAGAACAACTAAAGAAATTCCATAAATCTTATTTCAATGAAAGTGAGATTCTAAGTACAGCGCAGGAACTGCAGATAACAATACAAGTAAAGAACTTGCTGGAGCAGAACTTCAAGCAACCAGGCGATGAGTTTACAAGATACTTTGTTCGCAGTTTGAATGATGGCAAATCAAATTCTAAATTGATAGATCAATACAAACCAATAATTAAGAAGTCTATAGCTTCGGTTATTGGGGATATGATTTCTGACAGATTGGCTACTGCAATGCAGGTAGAAGAAAATAAACCTCAATCGCAAGAGTTGCTTGATGGGGTCGTGGCTATTGATGAAAGACGAGGTGTTATAACCACGCAGGAAGAAATAGACGCATACAACATAGTTAAAGATATCTTGAAACAATATATAGATGAATCTCGTATCCGATACATTGATTTTAAGAATTATTTTGCCATTAATCTTGACGGGTATTATCGTAGGTGGATATGCAGACTATCGTTAGAAAACAATAATAAACGTATAGGCCTCCCAATCAATGGTTATGGTAGCTGCGAGTGGATTAAACTTGAAAGCGTTGAGGACATACGCAAATATCAAGATAGGCTAAAGATTGGGCTTGATGTGGCTTGGGCTGCATACGAAAATGATAAGGAAAGAAACAATAACAAATAACATTTCAATTATGAAGAAAATTTTACTTATGCTGGCAATGATTTTACCAATGATTACATTTATAGCATGTTCAAATGACGATAAAGAGCAGGAAGTAAAAATACCAATTACGTTAAATGAGCTTCAAGGAAGCTGGCATAATTCGTCTTATGGCATATATCGCCATATAACATTTGAGGAAGATAGTTATTCGTATTATATTATGAGCGATGATGAAATAACCCATCGTGAATACGGTACATATACCATTAATGGCATTAATATAACATTTACATCAAAAGGAGAAATGTCTAAACTTGATAATTGCGAAATATATTGGGAGGACGATTATAAGAATTATCTTCACATATATCCAATAGGGACATTTATAAGAGCTGATTAAATTTGAAATCAGGTAAATACCCAATAATAAATTTGCTCTATTTTTTATGTTCTTTGGGGAGAACAAAGTGTTTTCCCCGAAATTTTTCTGACAAAATTATTCTATTTTTAAAATCACTCACTTAACATTTGCCTAATAAGCTCACGATTTTTGGGATCATCGGCATTAATGATTTCATGGTTATCCGTAATACCAAGTTTCTTTCGCTCTTCTTCAGACAAATAGACGGAAGTGATAGCATCAGCCATCAACATCTGCAAATTGGCATAGCTGATTCCCCAAACCACATATTCCATGCTCCATCCGTAACGCTGGCAGGCCCAGTCTATAAGCGTACCATAGGTGCTTTTCCCACAGAAAGACAGGTTGCCTGACATGTTCTTAACTTTCGTAATCCGGTTACGTTCTGCTTGCTCCTTGTCAATCCCTAAATGGGTGATATAACTTGATACATCTTCCAACGTAAAAGTAATGACAAGCAGTTGGGTGAGTTCATCTACATCAAGTTTTTCCTGAAACAGCTTAGTGCGTGATCTGACTTTAATCTCATCTTGAATATCACGTTTCTTGCTAAGGCTATGGTAAGCAAGCATACGACACACCGTTTCCCTATTTTCAGAAGACAATCTAAATGCTTCTAAATAGGGGTTGCGTGAAAGCATTTCTGTATTGACATTAAGAGTTTTAATAAGCCTTGAAAGAAGATAGCTTTTACCGAGTGTGGGAGGGTATAAATAGAATTGCCGATGACCTATTTTGAAACCAACAGGCTTCTCCATAATGGTATCGGCAATATTCATTTCAATGATTTCGTTGTTATCCATAATCTAATACCTATTGAAAAGCTGGTTTATCCTACCTACCAGCGAAGGGTGTCTTTCCACACGTCATTACTGTGAGAAAAAAGTATATGGACATTATTAACCACCGCCTCCCGCCGCTGTATAGGCAGCTTGTACTTCAACAAGTTCATTTGCTTTTACAGTTGCAGTTGTTTGTGTCGGCTTTGTTTTGCCGGAAACATCTTTGTACGCTATTGTAACAGAACCGGCTTGTGTGGATAATGTTACCCCACTTTTGTGCCAGTCATTTGCTCCTTCAGTAGAGAGTTTCCACGCGCCGGCTCCACCATCACCCGAAATGACTACTTTAAGGCTGCCGGCTTTGCTAAAATCCACAACTTCAAATTTAACGGTATTTCCAGTTGCAGGCTTCAGAGCGTCAAGAGTGTATTTCCACTTCGTACCATTTTCAGTATCGTATGTCGGTTCCATAGACAGAACACCTCTTTCGATAATAATACCTTCGACTGTCGGATCTTCAGGCTGGAGCTTGAGGGCATATTCACCTTCAATAATTCCATCATTATCTTCAACAGGCTTCTGTCTTCCTTTTGCGGCACGGATTTCAAATTCAAGTACATATGTATTTTTACCATACCGCACAGCTTCGTTATCACCTCCTTCAATTTTGGCTTCCTGCTTGTTGCCTTTTGTAGGTGTCAATTTTGTTGAATTCTCCACAGGAGTGGGAATATCAATCCAAGAGGTTGGAGCTTCACCATTGGCTCCAAGCTTTCCGATTTTCAATTTGGGCATTCCCCAGCTTAATGCTGCCATAACATTTATTCGTTTACTTGTTTATACAATAGTTTGTTATTGATGAAGTGTTCATCCTTACCATTTACGGGCATCACCCGCTGTTTGTCAAGGGTAAAACGGAAACCGCTACCACGACCGACTTCAAGCACTTCGATAGCCACCTTGCAGAGTTCGCGGCAACGAATATCATTCATTTCTGCTTGTCCACCACGGATATTGTCTTTTACGTAGATATTCACGTTTACAAAAGCTTCCTGAATCTGTCCGCTTCCATTATCAAGAATAGAGATAACAATATCCTCTTTATCAGATCCATTGGGACGCTTGGAAGATTTACACAATTTTCCTGTTACGGTACGTTCCAAAGCAGAGCCTTTGATGTACTTGTAAATATCATCCTTTATGTCAATATCCGATTTCATTTGGCTATCTGTGTTTTAAGTTTCTGCATCATGGATGGGAGTTCTTTACGGGCAAACAGTTCGGCAGATGCAAGGACAACCTTGTTGTCCATCGCTTCCACGTATTCGGCATAGTTCATTCCGGCAACGACTACAAGAGCATACCCGGTCGAGTATTTTTTTATCAGCTCTGCTGCAAACTCCTTCCCAATCTTACTGCCTTCTGAACCATTTTTTACTTGCTGAAAACTTGAATACTGAACTATCTTTCCGTTATGAGAAATGACATATCCGACAGAACTACGAAGATTTCCTGTTTGGTCAAACCAACTTTCCTCTGGAGAGCGGTCGCGAGCTTCTATCACGCATTTTTCTCCCAAATAGGCAAGCGCACGGATAGTGAGCATTTCCGTACGTTCTGCTTCAGCCTGAATAGCGGCTTGCACTTCGCTCATCGGTGTTGTCATTTTAATTCCCATATTATCCTATCCACATTTTGCATTGATGCTGGTAAGGCATGAATCCTTTCACTTCATATTCGTAAACTTCTCCAAAGCGGAACAATCTTACTTTCTCGCCAATGACAAACTTTCTGCTATTTGGTTTCATGTAAATGGTAAATGAATACTTCTTTACCGAGCCATCCTCGAAAGTGCGCTCATCGGCTTTTCCGGCAGGAACAGCATCGCATTCAATATCACCTTCCCAATAAGATTCTCCGGGATGGAAATCTCCGTTTTCATCCTCATATCCGGGAGTGGTTACTTGATATTGCAGACGATATGGTTTTATGCTTAATACTGCCATAGATTAACCTCCTATGTAAACCATGGGCTCACCAACACATTTGTCAGTTTCGCCTATGGATGCGTAAATGGCATTCATCTTTTTCAGTATCACATTCCTGTCTGGAAGATTAACAGACTTATCTGCTTCGGAGAAGTTTATCGCTTCAATCAGAGAATAAAGACAATCAGCAACAGCACCTTTAAACTCTTTGCTTGTAATTACCTCGTAAGTAACTTCATCTTCTCCATTAAGGTTACGAGCGAGAAGTTTATTCTCAAATTTGCCTTGCGGGAAGGGATAATCAATTTCGTCTATCAGTGCTTGCAGGATTGTCTTCATAATTTACACGGCTTTATGTGATTCAACAGCAGCTTTCAAAGCAGCTTCTTCTTCGTCGTTTAGTTTGTTTACGGTCTGAATGACTTTTTCATCAGTGGTCTTGTCTGACAGTCTTCCACCGGTGATTTTATTCAGCTCCTTAACGAACTCAGGCTTTTTGTAAGTCTGTCCCCAAATGGTGATTTTTACATCCGTTGAATCAGTCGCTTCCTTTTCTGTGTCTACTACCTGAGCTTCTGAAAGGTCGAGAGAATAAATCTGGTCCACATTCTCGATAACCGGAAGCACCAAAGCCTGACCGTTGGTAAATTCCTGCAACGGGTCTGTCTTGGAGTAACGGCTGATTAACTTGTAGCTGTCCACAGTAGCATACTCAACTCCGTTTACACGGTTGGTATCTTCCGCCAATGTTCCCCATACAAGAGAACCGACATTATCAGCAGATGGAAGGAAAATCAACTTGTTTGCATTGAAAGGCTTGTAAGAATTTCTCTTGCCGTTCTTTTCAATAATTACAGTACGGTCAATCTTCAAGAAGTCAAGGTTATATTCAGCCTTGAATGCTTCATCAAAAGATGTAGCGGTAGGAACAGGCAACTTGCTTGTTTCTGTAACAACTTGCTCTTTATAACCAGCAACAAGTTCTTTAGCCCACTGGGACTTACGGATTTTGTTGTAAGTGGAAAGAGCGATTGCAACCACAGACAATGAGTTTCCGTCATCATCAGCTTTTGAAGTTACACGCTCGATATCATCACCGGTAACAATTCCGGCAGTTTCAACTCCGAAGCTGTGGCTTGGGAGATAGCCATAATTGATACGCAACCCGGTTCCGGTATTTTCTTCGTCCTGAACCAAGATGATACCATCAGACAAACCTTTCAAGAAGTTCGCTTCGTTTCTTTCATCAATTCCGACAGAGCAGGCATATCCATCATCTGTAATCTTGTTGAAAATACGCTGGAGCTGCGCTTTCTTGGCATTCGCATCAGAAGTCATAGAAAGCTGAGCCTTCATAATGTTGATAGCATTAATCTGAGTTTCCTTCAACTGCTTTTTCATACCGACTTTCGGCAGTTTACCGCTGGACTGTGCGATTGAATCACGTATTTTCAACGGCAACGGAGAATCCATCGCAACCATATCTGCAGCTACATAAGTCGTGTTAGCGGAAGTTCCTTCCCATTTCTGGTCGGCAGAATAAACCGGAGTAAGCATTTCCTTGTGGTAATACTTCAACGGCTTTTTCTGATTATTCACTTTCTCTTGTACAAAGAGGCTCAACTTGGGCCATACTTTGCTTACATATTCAATAAATAATGATTTTTCCATTTGTTACCTCATTTAATCGTGCATAAATACAAGCATAGGCAAGGCGGCTTTCAACGCATCCTTGATGCCGTCAATCGGATATGGCGAAGCCACATCGTTCACTTCCCCTGCATACATGATACCTACAAGCGGTTCGTTGGCTGGTTTGCTGCATACAACGACACCGGCATACTCATGCGATCCGGGCAATGAATCATAACCATTACCTGCTGAATTTACAGGCATAGGCTTATAGGTATCGGTTGCGGTATCATGGATAACAATGTGTCCGGCATTGATAACAGAATCCTTAAATCCTGTCATATCCAGCGTGCGACCTCCAATGATACCGGAAATGTACTTTCTGATAACCACCGAATCCATACCGGACAAGATGGCTCTTTCTTCTTTTGAGAAATCTGCTACTGCACCCATTTCGTTTTGCTTTGTGATGAAAGATTAAAATTTAGCCAAAGCCTTTATCTCTTCATCTGTTAATACTTCATCTTCTTTTGGCTTACCACCTCCTGCTGCCGGGGGATTGCCCAATGTGGAAAGTCCTGCATCGGCACGCTCTTGGTTGTAGTTTTTTAAATCCTCTTCAACTTCGGAATAGAACTCGTCAAACTCATCATCGTTTTCAAATTTCATTTTAGCGAAACTTTTCAGAATACGAGTGCCGAATGTACCAGAGTCTTTTAATAAGGCTTCAAGTTTGGCTTTTCTACTGGAAGTGGTTTTCTCTCCTTCCAATGCAGCAAAGTGAGCTTCCTGCTGTTCACGGTATGCCTTAAACCATGAAGGCTCGTCGTCATTCTTGTTTCCTTTGTTTTGGGGATTTTTGTTCTTTGAACCAGCCTGACGATTGTTCTTGTTCGAAGTGTCGTCATCATTGTCTTCGTCATCGTCATCTGTTTCGGGGTGATTCTTCTTCCATTCGTCAAGCAGACGGTTAGCTTGCGACTGACCGAAAGAAAGGTAGGGGAGAACCGCATCAATCGCTTTGTCTATTTCTGCGTTTGCATCCTCTTCTGAGGCATCATCTGCGAGTTCAAGGTTATCGGCAATTTTAGCAGCGATACCCTTCAACTCTTTTACGTTGAACCCTAACGCCTTCGCTTTAAGTTTCAACCTTACTAAAACTTGCTGTTGTCTGTTCATTATTACTTAGATTTGAATAAAAAAATAGTCTGCGTAGCACAAGCGTATGCCAGCAGACTATTCGTGTTGAACTAAACCTAAGAGCAATGAATAAGGTTCTTACGACAAGTTCGTGGCGTACAGCTTCATACGCACTACAAAGATATATAAATATGGCTAATAATCAATCATTTTATATGTAAAATTTTACCTCATCAAGAAAAATCTACCTGACGAGGTAAAACATTACTGATTTTTCCTCATTTGGGCGGTAACTTCATTAGCCAGCGTTTCCTGTTTGTATTTCAGGTACGAATCGAAAAATTCATACAAGATTAAATCAGGGTAGGCATTCACATCACCGAATCTCTCTACACGTACTTTTTGTGGCTCATAACCTCGCTTCTTGCAGAGCTGCGACACTTGTCTTCCAATCTGGTTCAAATCTCTCACATAAATCGGAAGCTGGTTCTTGTTTACATAGGCAGCAACAGTAGACATAGTGCCGCTTACTTCATTCTTTTTGAGAAGTTCCTTTACTCTTTCTTCCAGCAAGATTTGTCTTTGCTCAAGTTTTTCCAGCTTCTTTTCGTATTCTACATTAAGCTGTGCCATCTGCATGATAAGTTCAGCTTGTGTCATGCGTGGTCTTTTGTCAGATGTTTCTTCCATTGCTCTTGGTCTTAATAGTTCAACATTTATTGGATTCCTATTGCCTTCCTGATGAAATCAGCGGATTCGGCTAAGGAAAGATTCAATTTTCGGGAAACGAGATTCATCATGCTGTCAACGGATTCCTTTGTTTCAAGGTTTCCGCTGACAAATTCCTGCATGATGAATTTTTCGAGAAGTCTGTTTTTCAATACTGATGTTTTCATTGCTCTATATAATTATTAATTTATTTCGTTAATTGTAAGTTCCGGATATTCTGCGCCTCTTGCATTTTCCAACCAAATCATTGTATTGCAGAAATCAACAGCTTCTTCGTATGTTGCAAACTTGAATGTTACACTTGAACCTTTTTTTGATACTTCGTATTTCATTGCTCTTTACTTTTAATGGTTTGTTATTTTGGATATGTAAAGATAGTGATAATTTATTGAATATCAGTATTTTATAAACTTTATTTTCTTCATAAAATACAGAAAAACAAAGATTTAACTTTTACTTACAGACATAGAAAAAGCGGAACAGATTTCTCCATTCCGCTTTCGTTGTCTTAATTAAATGCTCTTTTGATTTATGAAGTACTAAATCACCACAAAGATAGAAAACCTATTTTTAAGCGCAAAACATCAGCCGGAAAGTTTCCTTACCTTTCGGAGTAACGAATAACTGTGTTCCGGTATGCCCGTTATGCTCGTAATCTTTCAGCTCAAATAAAGATGGAGTATGTTCTGCGTATGGCTTCAATTTCCGCTTTGCATCACGATAGACATACTTATTCTCCAGTAGCAGGGAAATGAATGTGTTTTGAGGAATCTTCAATTCTTTGGCAGTATCACGGAGATTGGTCAGCAGGTTTCTATCAACTAACTTGTCAAAATATTCTGCTTTGGGTTTCATAGTTGAATTTTCCAATGACAGACGCTCGTTTTCCTCAACGGTAGCTACCAACTCTTTGAGTGCTTCTAGATAGGTTTGAGGGAGTTTCTTTTCGCATTGGCTCTGCTTTTCTGTTTCCAGTTCTTCCCAGCGGTCTATTATTTTAGCTCTAAGCACAACATCGTATCCACTGGCAAGAAGCAAACAAGCCTTCTTGTTTAAATTATACATCATTCTGCTTTCTCCCTTTGCATCAGTATATGAAGAAGTCATTATTTGATACTGCGAATAGTTTTTACCAAATGCAAAATTTAAGATAGCTTCCTGTGTAGCCTCTGACAAGTATTTGTATTGCGTTCTATCTCCTCTGTGGTATTCAGAACCAACCAATCCTGATGTGGATGCGTTGGCTTTATTAATGTTTTCCACCATGTTACGAATATCTCTCAACACGTGGGCGTGTTGTTTTCCTGTAAGTTCCGCAATCTCCAGTGAACTCATTGTGTTTTTGAAAATCTGAATATCTTTCATACAATTTTCGTGGCGTGTCCCTTTACACGCAGGATAAAAAATACGGCTACTGACATAGAGGAATCAGCAGCCGTATCATATCCATTACTCTTAATGAATATTTAATTTCTTACTTCATGCGAAAACCTCTATCTATCGCATTGCAAACCTACAAAAGTTATCGGATAAAAGCAAGCGAACAACTTACGAATAATGCAATAACAGCAACAATCAGAGCAAGAATACCTGTTATAGCTGCAACCTTGCTCCAATCAATAGGATTATTCAGATTAGGATTATCATATAAATATAGCCTTCCTTTGTCAGTAAGTCTGGCGGCTTCTATTCCACCACCTTCTACGGATGCACCAAAAACAAGGCCTTTATCATGAAGAGAATGAATGGCAAGTGCATACTCATCAGACCTGATAGCAGTCTGACCATAAGCAAGACCGGCAGAAAGCATAAACAATACTTTCTTTTCTGTTTTTGAAAGTCTGATACGTTCCATACTACTTATTGTCTTTTCTGAACGGATTAAAATCCGGGTCTTCATCTTCATCAACCACTCCGGCTAAATAGAGATTGGTGTTAGCTTCATCCTGCCAACGCTCGAATATCACACGGTCGGCTTCGTCCTGACGCTCTCGCTCTTCTGGTGTCATGGCGGCACGTTGGGCAGCGATGCGTTTATCAACTTCCTTTTCTCTTGCTCTTTCTTTCTCAATCTCATCAATAACCTCATCTATTGAAGAATAGCAAGATTTTGCATAACTACACTCAGCACCATCATATTCAAAAGTAACGGCTTTATCAGTTTCACTTATTATCTTATACTTCTTTTGCTTTTTCATTGCTCAATTAAAATTATTCTGTAAATGCCATCCTCTTCTACTTTACGTTTCTTTACCAAGAATTTCGTCCTCTTGTCAAACAAAATCTCATGCTGATTCTCTAATGTAAAGATACCATTAAATTCCGAGATTTTACTAATATCCCGACCGTTTTTACTCTGAATTTCAAAGATAACCCTCTTATGGTTCTTAGGAACTCCTGCATGAGAAATAAACTTTCTTGGAGTATCTTCATATAAGCTGGAGGACACAAAACCATTGTCCGAAACAACATCGCCAATATGGTCAAGAAAGCGTTCTTGCAGTTTTTTCATGCTCATGGTTTCACCACGATATACAACGCCCTCATGTTTAGGGAGTTTGGCAAGAGCCTGACTTATCAGCGTACTTGCCACATCCACATATTCATCTTCGGTACTATTGCGAAGCCTGCGATTTATCTCACGGCTGGTAGCTCCTTTGTTGGTTTCTCCTACGGCTTGCGTGTAGGCATTCACGGCAGCTTGCTGCACTTCCGGGATATTGGGATAAGTTTGGTTGTAATATTCCACACGGCTCATGGCAAGATTTGTCCTGCGTTTCCGCACAAAGGCTTTCTCTGTCTTGTTATATACATTTACCTTGAAGTCCTCACGAATGTACTTACCGTTATCACGGATGAAATAGGGCGAATTATCCCAGCTCTTGGCTCGGTGGATATTGTCATTGATCCATGCCTTGAAGTTATCCGGTACATCCTTCACTTGATTTACGCTATCAGAAGAAGCGGTACTTTGTCCGTCCCATTCCCAAAATTCCTCTTCAGTTTTGAGGATGGGAATCTTGTAGCATCTACAGACCGGGTGCCAGCCCTTCCATTCAAAATCTTTAGGGTACTTTCCTGCAAGCATATCACAGATGTCGTAATATTGCCCCTTGGGAACTCCTTTGCAATTATGATTTCCGCTCAACTTGATTTCGTAGCCGACCACAAAATCCATCTGTTCCCAACGCTTGTTTTCAGCAGTACGATAAGCCATATTAATTTCGGATGCAGCAAGACGTAAAGAACGGTATTCGCAATCTGTGGCTTTGCTGGCTGTACCGAATTTCTCCTTGTAATCCTTTTGCAGACTGTGGAAGTCAAGCAGATATTTGGATATGCGCTTGCTAAGGGTTACGGCGCTGTACCCTTTCTCTATGGCGCATGAAATAGCATCTTCCAGCTCTTTCTTGTAAACGACAGACTGGTTCCATAGCTTATCGGACACATTAAAGCCTTTGTCCTTGCGATTCTGAAAGGCTTTCAGCACATCGGAGTTAGTTTGATACAGGACTTTGTACTTTTCTTTATCCACAACTGCATCATAAGCCTTCAATACAGCATTGGCAAGCAAATCTTGTACTTCGTTGCTGTTTTTCCATTCTTCACTCGTACCACGATAAATAATGGTTTGAATCTCACTTACAAAGCGTTTCTGAATATCATTTATTCTCTTTTGGGTTTCCGGGTAATTTGAGAAAGAGAATGGTATGTCCTTCAAGTCCGCTTCTGAAATACCCAAGCTCTCAACCAGTTTAGCCGCTTCAAGATTAAGCGTGTCGTATATGGATTGCACGAGCGCAACATACTGGGCGAGCCGCTTGTTCAGCTCGCTGTACTTATACTTCTGATTGGGTGTTTTAGGCTTTGCCATTACTGCTTTTTGAATTTATTAAATGCCTCTACTAATTTTGATGCAGCTTTTTGCAAATTATCAGTCATTTGTGGAATTTGTTTTTTCAAGGTGGCGATGGATTTGTTTCCTTTTTCTTTAGCATCTTCAGTAATATGCTTTTTACACCACTCCTTATGACATTCCTTATTGCAGAAAAAGTAACATCCACTTATTCCGTACAAGAATGGCATTTTAAAAACAAACCCCAATCGCATAGCTTCAGAACCGGCAACACCATCGGATTTATCCGTTTCAAATAATAACGTTCCACAATGCGAACATCTAATTTGCCGTTTCATTTCTTATCAAACTTTTCACAATAATCAAGATTTAAAAACATACTTCTTTTCTGAAAGGGGCACTTACACATAAAGTATTCTCCTTTCAGATTCTTGTCGTGGAAGTCATGTGCGTGTTGGCATTCACGACAACGATAATTGGGCTGGGGTTGTGTTTTCTTTGCCATATTATTCCTTTTCAATCCTGTCAGGTGCAGGCATTTCCAATAAACGGATAGCCTTAATGGTTTCTTTTCCTTCTAATATAGCTTTACATAAGCGATGATAACCGTCAGCAATTTGACCGACCTCATCAAGGATTATAGGATAATCGAGAGAACAATCACGAACACGCTTACACTGGTAAATAAATGTGTGGAGTTGATTACACTCGAATGGCTCTGCCGTCAAATCAATGTTCCATAGTGGCATATCCATAACTGGGTATTCTTTTGCTTTTGCAAAGTCATATAAAGTTTGGGCATTCCATATTTTGTTACCTCGTTGATAACAGCTCTCAGAAAATGTCATATTGTCTATTGGAACTTTCATTGTATTAAAAGTTGGTAACGCAATTCGTTCCGTTACCAACCTTGTATTGATTAACAGATAATTTATTGTACAATCTCCCAATCTTCTGCAAATACATCACTGATGGATGGAACCCATGAATCAGCCTGACCTGATTTTGTATTGTACATTAGGCACTGCGATACATAGTCAATACATTTTGCCTTTCGCATAATCAAATCTTTTGCTGGTTGTGGTAAAGACTGCATGTATGGAATAGTAACTTCTGTAATATGCGCCGGTACTTGCTTGATAACACACATTCCTGTGCCGTTCCAGAAACTTCTTCTGATAGCAAAACCAAATTTCAAGGCTTGAATGGCAATGCCGAATGACATTCTCGGTAATGTAGTTATACTTGTTTCTCCTTTAGCAATAGCCATACGTTGTTCAAGAATTGCAGCATATCTTCCCATAAATTCACGTTGTAACCAAAGCAGGAAAGCTGGATAATCTTCTTTTATAACCTCTCTGAATTTATCAGAATCAACAAATACTGCACATTTTTCAAACTTGTCAAACAAATCATCATGCTCAATATGAAGTCTGTCGAGGAATGAATCTGCACACTTGTATGCTTCCTCAAACGATTCTGCTGGTGACCAGCTTTCATAACCGTCTTTATACTTCACATGATAGCCAGCTTTATCCTTTTCCGCTTCCGATGGAACTCTGCCAGCTTGTAGTAATCCTTTACTATAAGCATCACCCATTGTCATAGGTTCTGCTTCTACTTGTTTTGTACCAATGTATTTTTTCATATCTTTAAAAAATTAGATTATTCTCCGGGAGTATATGTACCAGTAATCGGTGCAGTACTTTCATCGTCAAGGGTTGCGGTTCCTGTGATGGTTGTGCCGGTAATTGTTAAGGAGATAGACTTGATTTTGGCTCCTGTATCACCCTTATCTCCTTTCGCACCAGCAGCTCCAGGTTCTCCTTTATCACCCTTTGGACCAGTTTCTCCAGCATCACCTTTGGGACCTTGTGCACCAGTTTGTCCCTGTTCACCTTTATCACCTTTAGCTCCGGCAGCACCTGTATCACCTTTCTGTCCTTTGAGATTTTTGAAAGCAAAGTTCAGCTTGCCTTCTTCCATCGTTACATCAACAGAAGGTGTACCTATATTCGCATCAACGCTGGCCGTTGCTCCGGTAATGGATGAACAGCCACTGGATTGAGGCAATACTACCATCTTGGCAGCGGTTACAGTAGTGGCACTGATAATGCGAATTATCATTCCGGCAGGAACATCAAGGTCAATTACTCGTTTCTTGGGATTATCAAGCGGAATCATATCATAAGCACTTGGCTCCATATCAGGCATGTGCCGGTAGATTTTTAACGGCTCTACATTCCCATTATCCACTTGGATGACACAAGGACCTTCAGATACAAAATCGGCTATATACAAACCGTCTTTCTGTTCAAAACTAATATCTTTCATACGATAAATAAATTAGATGATTATTACATTGTAGGTTCATTGAATACACTTTCCATATTGGCTTTAGCGGTTTCTGCTTCTTCTTTTTGAATCTGTTCTAAAGAAGATTGTGGGTCATTAGAGATACCTGCCATCTGTATTGATTCAAGATGGCTGACTACAGGCTTGCCACCGTTGGCTTTAGTTGCACGACTAATAGCTGCATCTTCGTCAAGCTGGATAAATGGAGTAATGATATTTTCCACTTCCACTTCGTCTATTTCGCTTTTCCATTCAGTATTCATAAATTTTAGAAACTCTTTGATTACACTGACTTCACGATCGAGTGTTTCAATCCATACACCGCTTTCATCACCGACTTTTAAATGAGCGTCTGTAAGCAAAGTTTGTCGTGCGTCAAAGCCGATATTGCCAAGACTCATCATGTTGTCGAATGAAATGTCAGGCATCTGCGATTGCATCCAATAGAGTTTTAAAAGTGTATCGATATGGTACTTCACAGCTTCAATAGACTGCGACCATGATACATAGGAAACATCACCGCCTTGCTCAACACGGAACAATCTGCGGCTTTCTCCCTTATCTTCTTCTCCAACCATTTTACCGGAAACCTTCAGCACTGGAGCGGAATTATAAGCAATGACATCACTGTTTCGTGAAAGGGTATATTCAAGTTCTTTGCGAATCTGTGTCAAACCATGATAGATAGGCACAGGTCGATAAGCGTACACTCCGGGGATTTTCATCAAACGGATAGGTTCGCCTGCAAGAACTTCTACCCAGCCATTGCCATCGTCTTTCCATTTGTAATGACGGTCTGATGTATAGGTCTCAAAGTAGGTGATTTCTTTATCCTTTACTTTCTTCTTATACTCAAAGGACATGGCAAGCATATCTCCGTATTCATCAAAAAGCGGATAAAGGCTTACTCCATCCATCGGACTGTAGGTCTTGCATTTCAGTTTATATTTACCGGGGAATCCATAGAGAGTATTAGGTTTTTCCACTACATACCAAATGGTAAAAATCTCACATGAAGCAAAGAAAGCGGTTCCGCGCTTGATGTTTTCAGAATCTATACGTGCATATTTATAGATGGATTCGATAGCCTTTGCTATCTTTTGTCTTGTTTCGTTACCTTCAATATTGTGATAAATACGTTTTACAGGAATAGCGAACATGAACTCTGTCATTCGCTTGGTAAGCAGTTTCTCAAGACCTATATAAATCCGGGCAGCTTCCTCTTTTGTACCATCACTCTTGATTTTATCTTTTCGTGTGATAGTATCAGTTACAATGTCATGTAGTTTTGGCTCATAGGCTTTAATCAAAGAACTCCACGAGGGCACATCGACTGACTTTTCTTTCAGTACATTGATTATTGTTTCAACCGGAAGACCGGAATTGAGTATTTGGGTTATTTCGTCCATAATTTTTAAATGTGGTGGAGTGCCGCTTGACACTCCATATTATAAAGCAGGTAATTATTGTTGAGTTCGCATTTCCTTGTCAAGTTCTTTTGCAAATGACAGTTCGCAGATTCTAAGATTCAACAGACATTGGGCATCCCTCCTGAAGATTTCAAGTTCATTTTTATTGTCAGCAAATGGGTTGAGCATTTTAATCTGATTTACCATACGCAGCAAACAAAAGCCTACCATGTAGATGTTAGAAGCAAACAGTTCAGCATCATATATCTCGGATGCTTTTCGTAGTTCCTTATCGGCAAAAGTCATGGGGACCATATTACCGTTTTCATCCTGTTTATATGTGGTCGGCTCTTTCCCGAAACATTTCCTGAATGCATCTCCAAGACTGAACTCTGCCTGACCATACAAGCAGGAAATAAGCGGACCTAAATCATTAGTAGTAGCATCAAAGACTATATCTCTCCAGCCATTACTTACCAAGTCGCGAACAACGGTATTGGATTCAAGCTCTGTATCGGAAAGGTTATCAGTTTTTATACTGCCATCAGTATTGTAGTCTGATTGCTCACCTCCATATTCCTTAATGGATTCAAGCCGCTTGCTGCAAGCGTAATATTTCCAACTTCCGTCAAACTCACCCAAATATTCATCCAGCGTATCAATCCATCCATGCAATTTGATAACAACCTCATGCATCCACATTTCCCATAAGCAGGTTTCGTAAAACAATCTCATGTTATCACCTTCACATGAGTGTACATCAGTAAATGTCTTGGGAGCGGAAGTAATTCGTATTAGATCCAACTTCTGCATTACGCCATTAAAGAATACGGCAAGACGACTGTCATCCTTTATGCGTTTCATTAATTCATAGAAAGGCTTGTCTTTCATGCGGCACTCCTTTCTTTTACAAGGTTGGATATGATAATGTATATATTGTCAAGGAAATGGTTCCGTCCGGCTTGTAATTTCCAATAGAATTAACATAACTACTTGAGTCAAAAGCTAAACGCATTTTTGTGTTCAGCGATTCATCTTCTGTATGTATCAATTTCTCAATAGAGTGGATAACGTCCGAATGCCTTTTACCAAACTTCTCGGCAACCAAAAGACTATTGGTCAATACCTGATTGCCACTTCCCTTAAAAACCATACTGTTCATAATATTGCACTTTACATTGTTAGCTGCGCCCTTAAAACAAATCCGGCAGCATCTTGAACAAAATACTACCGGATGTAAAGGAGCGCAATATTATATGAATGAATTCTTCAATGCAAATATATGAATAAAGTGTCGGTTTATCAATCATTTTATAAATAAAAAAAGCGTAACTACATCATGTAATCACGCTGATAGTAAGGTTTATGATTTAGACTACAGCCCAAACATGGCAAGATGCTCTTTCGTTTCGTTAGGGCTGTCCTTAACTGTGGAAGTTATGAGTTTGACATCATCTAAAGAAAAGACCCCAAGAAATTGCCATTTTCCGAACTTTTCAATGCTTGCAGTCTTTAATTTAGAACAATCTACAAACGAGTCATGTTCTAAAAAACTATATTTACTGCATTTGATCGGCATATGCCAATCTTTCATAGACTGCGGTATATTCTGATTGATATTGGAATTTATAATTACTCCACCATAAGCATTGCCTTCACTGTCAAAACCAAGCACAATGAAAAATTTGTTACGTGAACTATCTCCAGCCTTAGGCTTGATGCCATTCCTTTCATCCATTTTAATGCGATAAACATTGCCAACTTTTATAGAATCCTTAGCAATAGCTCTTGTGCTATGTTCATCAAGTATATCAAACAACTTTGTCATGCCAGTTCTTCTTCAAGTTGTATTTGTTCTTTTACATACTCGATAACAGATTCATCAGCATTCATGACTTCAAGCATAGTTATGGGAGAAATGATATTATTCCCATTAACCTTGTGATATGCTTCGTACCAAGCCTTGTCATGCGATTTCTGCTTCAACTGACCAAAGGTAAGATGAGCGTTTTCCTCGATAGATTCATCCAGTGCTTCAACTTCCGATTTGGATATGTAATTCATATTTGCAGGAGCTTCAGGAAGCAATACATTGGGAGCATCGTTGCCTGCAAACCGTGCATTTTTCTTCAATAAATCAGCCAAAGAGGTGTCTTTTGCATTTTTCCCTTTTACAGCATCATACAACATTGTCGGCACTGGACCATAGTCAAGTGCACATAAATTATCGGACAGTATGCGATGTCCCCACTTTGCCAAATGTTTCATTTCGGCAAAGTATATAATCTTAAACACATGATAAAAATCAATACCTCCGGTTTTGTTAAGAATATACAGTACAACCTCTATTATTTTTTGTTGCTCAAATCTATTCATAAATGTATGATTGTATGTTTGTGCAAAGATACAAAGAAGTTTCTTATCGCAGCAATCATTACAGATAAATCACTGGCGCATTAACTTTTAATATTATTTCCTCAACAATTCGGGAGCGTGTTCATTAATGATACTTTTAACTACCACTTTGGCTTGTTCTATACCATATTTATAGCCTCTGGCATAGTCTGTTCTTGTAGAAAGATAACTGGTACTATTACCAAGCCACTTAATAATCTCTTGTAGGATTTCTTTTTCTTTCATATACTTAATATCTGCTTAATAATTCATAGAATATTCGTTTCTTCTCAATGTATTTCAGCCCATTGCGTCTAAGTCCTCTCTTTGTTTTTGCAACAACCATTTGATAACCATTTACGCCTACATAGATATGGTCTTTATGGTGTTCTTTATTTTCTCTTAGACAAGCATCAATCATTATATCACAATATCTGTAGCTGTCATTCTGAACACCTTCATAGCCTTTACTCATTATGAAGTGTCCTATTTCGTTTGCTTCTTCCTTTGAATAAGCAATAGTAAATATCTTATTCATAACCATCTTAAATTATGGTAGCCCGAAGGCTACCGATTATAACCAAAGTTTCTTTGCTAAATCAAAATTCTTTTGAGCTTCGTTTACTGCTTTCTTTGCATACGTCAAAGAGTATGAATGTTCACGAGGGTATTTACCGGATTTCAGTCCCTCATGGTATTCTTTGGCTGCTATCAGCTTATGCTCATAGAAGTCAACACTTTCAGGCATAGAAAGATTTATAGTATCTGCCTTGTTTGCCCAATACTGAGCTATTCTTTCATGTTCTTTGGCTTTCTCGTCAAATTCTACACTCTTGCCCATGTTATTCCAAGCATCTTCAATCGCCTTTCTGTGACGTTTTTCGCTATGATGACCGACTTTGATAGGTTCACCCAAAGAGAGAAAATCACGGTCCTTGTTTGAGGCATTATAATATGCTTCGCTCTTTTGTTCTGCTGAAGCTGCCCAGCCAAGCCGACGCTCTGCTTTTAGCTTCGCCCATTCTTGAACGTTGAAGTCATCAGCGCGAACGATTGAATAGTAATAGAAGCCATCACGTTCAAATATTAAGTTAAACACTATGCTTTCATTCTCTTTACCGTATTTGGTGGTTACTTCAATAACTTCACATTTTTCGTGTTTTGCATCACATTTAGCAAGAAACACGTTCGGACAAAACTTGTAATATGTATTAATAATCGTGTGAGGGGTTATGCAGGGCTTTCGCCCTGCTTGTTATACTTATATTGCCGCTTTTAACTTTTCTATATCTCTCATGAGATGTCTTGCTCTTGAGCTTTCAATGTCTGCTTTTTCTTCATCGTTTATGCTTGCCCAGAAGTCAGCGTTTTCAGAAGCCTCTTTCAAAGCCATTTCTTTAATGCTTATCATCTTGTTTATTGCCACCTTATCACTGCTTTCAATCAGTGTTTCTAAGTATGTCTTTTTAACTAATATGCAAGGCACTTTCATAATCATTTTATATTATAGCACCCCCGAAGGGCTGCAGGTTAAACTTATGCTAATTCTATCGCTCTTGCAGGAACCCCTATCATAGTCCACGTTTTACCGTCTTTCAGGTAATCAACCGAATATTCAGTTTCCCATGTACAGATATTAGTATCAATACTGGATATTTTGCCTACAATTTTGCCTTTCTTTGTAGTAACTATAACTGATTGACCTTCCTTAAACTCTAATGTTTTCATTACTCTTTACTTTTACTTATTAAACTTATGCTATCTTTGAATATTTAAAAATACAAATAATATATTGATTTACAAAGGTTTAAGTAATTTATTTCCATCGTAAAATGCAGAAAAATAAAGATTTAACTTTTACTTACAGAAACAAAAAACGCACCGACTTTCACAAGCCAGTGCGCATAGAGCAATGAAAACATCAGTAGAATTACATGACATTTTCAAAAGCAAAGTTACCGAAAATTATCAAGACTACAAGAAATCCTTGAATATATCTTCTTCGTTAATAGATACATAATCGTTTGGATAAAAAGTATTCGCCAACGCATCGGCATAGTCAGGCGATCTCTTAATACGTGACTTTATATCTTCCTTTGACTCGATGATAATGCTGCCGTTACTCATAAACTTCCAATGCACTTCAGTGGCTTCTTCCATAAATTTATCACAAGGAGGAATAGCCGGATTAAAACCGTTCTTAGGGTTCAGCCAATCACGCACAGCCCAATAACAATAGGCACGCATATTGGCAAAAGTATATACTCCAGTAATATCATTCATCCCACGTGCGCTTTCGGAAAACTTGCAGGAATAAACATTTTTGCAACCAAGTTCCTGCAAACGAGAGAAAACACCAGCTCCCTCCCCTATCGTATCTACAAATGCTTTGTTCTTTTTGTTGTCGAGATACTTCACGTGCATTCCAGCAACGTGCATGTGGTCGGCTCTACCGGCGGAATCGTGCGTTTCAAACTTCGAAACATAATTACCATATCGAGGGCACAGAATACTCGAATCCCGCCCCATTCCGGCAACATCCGAACCAATACGGCAAGCCTTGCCTTTAGGTTCATATCCTTCCTCCTGTAATTCAAGCCAGCGTTTGTTGGCGAGTTCAATCCATTCATATGGTATCAGTACATCTTCTGCTACTTTAGGAAACATGCCAAGCACTTTTACCCGAAACAAATCATTTGGGCGATAGAAGCTACCTTCCCACTTGAAGTCCCCCTCCCCTTCGTTGAAATCATCTTGTCGGATTAGAGAGCACCAGTTTGCCACCTTATCTTTTACCCATTCATAATCCACCTGACCGGGGATGATTACTTTTTTGCTAACCACATTCTCTGCATTAAGAGAGCTGAGACGAAACTTAGCAAAACGGTCTGATTTCATGGATCTCGCCGCATAGCCGGTGGTAACATTGGGATTGAAGACGATGAGTAATCGTGAATTACCCTGCAAGTTACCTTCGATAGCGTTGAACGTGGTTTCAGAAATACCAGATGCTTCAGTTACAACAAACATGGTATTTACGGCATGGAACCCTGACCATGCTTCCATGTTATCGTCAGAACTCTTAAACCCAGTTAGAAACCATTCATCATATCTCGTTTTAATGCCAGACGACAATAATCTTCCCGGCAATACACCAGCATTGCGGAACAGACGAGAGATTTCCGGAATCATAATGTTTTGTACTTGGCGACCCGTTGGGGCAGTCATGGCTATCTTGGTATTTTTAACCAGCTTCCCATTTTCCCAACGTGGAGTGAGGTACATGAAACAAATAGCAGCGCAAGCAGCAACAAAATCTTTGCCACGAGCTGTTCCGGAAGCAACAGCTGTCATTCTATTATGCTGGACAGAGTGTATAATTGCCTGCTGCTCTTTATCAAGCCGTGCTTTCAGAACATCGGAACAGAACTTGCACCAATCATCCCTCCATGCCTGCATATACAATGCTGCCTTGTCGCTCAGATTCATCATTCGTCAATTTTATCAGGCAACTCTTTCATCAAACTTTCAAACGGATTGACATTTACATCCTGCTCAACTCGTTCAATATAACCACGTTTCTTTCCTTTGGTTTTCAGATAGAAGATTATGGCAGTCAAATCATCATTATTAATCGCAGACAATAACTTAGATTCAACCACATCAATCGTTTCTTCCTCAACTTCTTCAGCACGCTCTTTAAACTTAGGGTCGCTTTCTCTCCATTTATAATAACAAGCCCTTGTTATACCTACCTTTTGGCAAGCATAAGAAACAATTCCATGACTATCACGGAAGTGCTGTAAAAAAAGCTCCTGTCTTTGTTTCTTTTTCATAATTAAATAACTCCTATCAATTTTCTTAAACTCCAACTTTTATCCACAACTTCTCTAAGGATTTCATCGGTATTATCTCCGAATATAGGGCCATTACAAAGTTGATGAAAATCAAGTTCACCATAAGAGATATTCATTTCTATCAATAACGGAGAATTGTTTTCATCAATAGCAATATCAAAAGAAATTAGTCTGGATATTCCAGCAAATCTCACAGCTAACTTCTTTACAATTTCTAAGCATTGACTGTAAGCTGGAATTGCAAAACCTGCAAATTCGACTCCATTAGGATGCTTGTAGTAGGCATTAGCTTTATTATCATAGGCGACATCTTTTAAACATCCGTTAGAATCAATTCCACAAACAATACCTCCACTGCTACAATTATCTACTCTGCTACCACGTTTCCCCATTCTAAGTACAGAAGAAAGTATATTTGTGTCATCACTTCTTACTAATGTCATAATTCTTATGGTATTAACGCTATCTGGATTAAACACAGCCATCTGTTTGCTTTGTTTAATTGACTCCTGTACAACATACTGTTTACACGAACGAGAAGTACTTCCTGTCCAGCTTTCATTATCAATATAATTAAGAAGTTTATCTATGGAATCTGTGTTTGATTTCCAAAATTTAACACCATACCCACCATACGAGTAAATGGCAGATTTAATCACAACTTCATCGTTTGACTCGCAAAGTGAAATAAAATCTTCAACCGGTATAGGATTGTATTTTTCATCCATAAAAACACCATCTATTTTACGACAAATGGTTTTAGGACGATTTATATCATAGAAATACAAGTCGTATAAATTCTTATCATCTACAGGAACAGACCTCTTTGGATTAGTGAAATATTCATCAATGAAAGCATAAAAGAAACTTTCAGGGATATAGTATTTGAGGTTCGATTTATCTTTTTCTATCGCGTTATAGATATTAAAAGAACTAAAATTTACAAGTTCAAGACTATGGGGCAAAAACTTCTTCCAATATGCTTTAATAATATCCATATCGGCATTTCCTACATGAAGCATATTAACCGACTTTTGAGAAATAGACTTATTACCGGCTATAAATCGAGGTTCAATATATTGATGGATATATCCTTTTCTTTTTGTGTATTCTACTTCACTTTCATTATTGTTTCTTTTTATTTCCATCCGTATAAACTTTACGCAATCAATCCCCCAAAACAACAGAGTTATGGAGGATGACTGCAAGATTAATCAAACATACTCATTTGCACACCGCCTGAATCAAGTTCCTTAAGTTGTTGTTCAGTAGGTTTGGGAGCAACATTGTTTTTGTCATAAAAACCATTTTTCTCACAATAGAAAAAACGACTCCAATCCAACCGGTCATAATATCCTTCAACATATGGATAAAGAGCATTCTGTTCGTCACGTATCATGTCGGCTTTAGTCTTTCCAGCACGTTTACCCTGCAATGTATGACAGTCGTATACATAATCTGGGATTCTATCAAAGTTTCGTTCGCATTCAGCTAAATCAAGCGTTTCACGGCAGTTAAGCAGATTGCAAGCAAACCAATCGGCATCACGATTTTTTCTTGCCCGGAGGAGAATGGTTACAGCACGGGCGACAAATAAAGGTTGAGGATTCATTTCATCAGCCTTACGCAATGCCACAATCTCATGTGTTACACAATCCCAACAATCTTCTGCGGAAATAATGAGCAATCTGTTCCATAGCTGTTTTCTATATCTTACCATTAGCTGGCAAGCTGCGTAACCAGCATAAGCATCATGCCCTCTACGAATTGCTTTTTGCAGAAGAGAAATCATTTCGAACATATTATGCCCGTTCTGTGTCAATAATTGCGTTTTCATTTTGTAATCTAATTAAATCTATTTTCCGTTAAAACTTATGTTATCTTTAGATATTTAAAGATACATATAATTAATTGGATTACAATGAATTAAAAACTTTATTTTCATACAAATAAACAGATAAATACATATTTAACTATACGAAACTATTACTATTTAAAAATACAATCTCTTTCATTTGAACCACATTTCTGCATCCGTGAGTAATGAAATTGTTAGTTGTGTTGTACGAGTACGCTCCTATGTTTCGGATAAAAATTTTATCTCCAATGTTAGCAGGTCCATTGTATGTTCGTATCAAAAAATCTGTTTCAACACAAGAGCAACCACAAATGACAGCATTTTCTACAAAGTTCTTCTCTTTGCCATAATGCTGATGCGATGGGCTTTTACATATACAGGAAGCGCCTACATCCTCATGTTTCGTGTCAAGTACAATAAAGGTTTTTCCTTGTACTTTCTTCACTCCAATAACGGTTGCCAACAGGTGCATAGCATTTGATACGACAGGCGTACCATCTTCAGTGATAAGCAACTTTTCTCCGTTTGGATATGCTTTTGCCATTTCTGTACCTATAACCTCGGCATATTCTTCAAAGGTAGGAACGTATTCATTATATTGCCCTTTGAAAAAATCATCCATTCTTCCAAACATATTTCCACCTATATCAATAATGGATGCACCAAGCATATCAGCAAACTTAATCATACTCTGCACACGTTTGCGGAAGTACCCTAAACCACGTGCCTGACTGATATGACAATGTACAGATTTAATTGTGATGAATGGGAAATTATCCTTATCAAGCAGGAACTGAAAATCATCCCCTTCTGTATCAAATCCAAAGCGGGACACAATCCCATTCCCGATGTCGAAATTAAGTCGTACACCAATTTCAATCTTACGTTGCTTATTATTGGACCAATCTATGAAATTCTTGAACTCGTCAAGATTTTCAATATTCACGATACCACCATTCAAAGCTACGTTCAGTTTGTTGGCGAAGTCTGGTATTACACCGTTGTATATAATATTCTCGTCATGTACACCAAGTTCTTTTGCATAGTGATATTCTTTGGGTGATACAACTTCTGCACACTCTCCTAGTTTATCTACAACTTTGCAGAACTCTGGGTAATAATTCGTTTTATAACTATATCCCATACGGTAGTTGGGATAGTATTTGTTTACCGCTTTACGGAAGTCGGTAATATTGCCTTTAAATGCTTCAATATCGCAAATATAGGCAGGGGTTTGAATTTCTCTAACGTTTAACATTTATCTTAGCTTGGTTTTTCTTAAAGTCAAAATCAAAATATTTTCCCCACTTATTTTTCATTGCACAACGAAATTGATAATTTATTTTAGAGTCAACAGTTGTTCCTCCTTCCAGCTTATCTTTTACACTCATGGAATGAAAATAACGGGGTTGTAGAATGATACGATTCATTAAAAGTTCCTGCATCACCATATCAATATCAGAGATTGCGAAATCATTTGGATCATATTTAGCCTTGAAAGCCTTTTTGTTTATCCACCTAATTCCACCTGGCATTCCTTTGAAACAAAACTCCTGAGTATAGTTGTAAAGAGCGAACTGAGGGTTGTCGCAAGCAAAACCCAAATTTAAATCATACAAAAGTTGTGCTATGCGCTCTATTTCAGATGTGGCTATTTCACGATAGTTTTTAAACTCAGTTTTGATGTTGGTATAAGTGTCAAGTCGGTAACAAAACTGATTCAAATCATCATCTGCAATAAATATCACATCCTCAGGCGTATTTTCTATTATCCAGTGCAAAGTTGTCATAAATCCTTTTACGGACATTCCACATTTAAGCGTAGCCCCTTCAGGAATAACAAGCAAATCTTTTACTCCAGCATTTCTGTATGCTTCCTCCTCTTTTTGGCGCACAACATAAGTGCAGTATTCAAGCAAATCCTGCGTAAGTATCCTGTCTGACCGCTGATAGGACATACAGTAGATGTTAAATGAAATATCTTGTTTCAAAGTACTTTTTCATTTTAAATCCAACATTGATTTTTTGCTGGTCATGTTCATAATCATAACCCAACAACTGTTTGCAGCGCAAGTAAAACATATTACAACCAGCATTACTTACAAAATTAAGAGAAGCATTTACACGTGGATTGATTTCAAGTAGCGTTACTTTATCATCCTCTCCAAGTATAAAATCGAAACAGGCATTACCATCTATTCCTAACTTTTTGCAGATAGTCCGTGCTATCTCATACGCTTGTTCATTAGGTTTGATTTCAGCGTACATCATGGAACCAAATTCGAGGATATAACCAACATAACCACAGATATGTGTGACACGACCTTTGTCTGCAAGTACACTCACAGAATAGTCAAGTCCTTCTTTATATTCCTGCACAATGACATCATGGTCTTGTTTGTCAACAATTTGGCAAAGCTGTTCGGTTGATATATAATGCTTTTTACCAAATCTATGAAACAGACTTACATCTATACACTTTTCATTATCAACTACCGCAAACCCACGTCCTCCACACATATTGGCAACTTTGCAGCAAATTTTATTATTAAAATCACGGAAGAACGGAGTTAAATCTCCAACATTTTGAGGAACAATCTGTTTGGGCATATATTCTCCAAACATACTATGAAGTGCAATCTTATCATTGGCAATCTTCATAGATTCTGGAGAGGTTACAGATATATGTATTCCATATTTCTTAAATTCTTCCTTATGTTCTGCCATTGCATCTAAATCAATGGAGGTTACAGGGAACACTACATCAATATTCAACTCCTTGCACAAATTAAGCAGCGTGGGGAAATAGCTTTCGTCAGAAACCTTCGGTACAACAAAAGTCCCGTCGCACTCTCCTTCTTTGGGCAAATCCCATTCTACCGAATTAACACAATATACATTTACCGGCGTTCCTTCGTAGTTATTCTTTAGGCAGTCTATCATGTTCTTTACATGAATGTTACTGCAAGTAATCAAGACATTTATTGGTTTCATATAATCATTTATTATCAGGTACAATCTTAGCTTTCATTTCATCATACCAGATGGCACGAGCTTTAATTTTACGAGCTCCACTCTTTCCTTTGGCAACTAGCACTTTCTTTCCGTCAATCCCAAGCGCACGAGTGAGATTAAGGTAATCTATCTCATTCCTGCAAACAATCATTACATAGTCGTACTTCTCATATCGGATAAGTTCCATGTCTTTAATCTTAGTGTCAGTATTCGGGTCAACTTGCGGCAACTCAAAGCCAAGATTCAGGTTAAAATCAGCAGTCCAATCAGCCAGCTTATCCATATCCCAATCCCCGGCATGAGTATTCGCCTTTATATTGATGGCTCTAAGCTCCGGTTCGGAGTAACCTATCAGCTTTTTACATAATACAGTAGTATCATCCCCTTTACTAGCTTTCAATGCGTTTACTCGTTGATGACCGGATATGATATTATTGTGTTCATCGACTACAATAATGCCGAAATCACCGAACTGCTCTAAAGATTCTTGTAATTCTTTCGCTTTTTTCTTGGTTATCTTTCTTGGATTGCCAATATCGTCTTTCAATTCAGAAAGAGGAATTTCAACTACTTCAATACGCTTTTCCATCTTGTTCTTGTCATTTCAAGTCGTTCAACTTCAGGTTTGATAAAACTGCTCCCTGCACGTACAAATCTCTTATTGATTGCATTGCTGTAAGAAGCTATATTCTTAGGATTGATGTACAGGTAAACCATATCAAGTTCAAGTTCGCCAAAAGCGTACTGAACGGCAAGTATAGTAGCGGAGCTGACAATACCTTTGCCCCATAAATCCTGTCGCATGATACAATAGCTGAGTTCGGCTGTACCGGTGATAATATTCTTTAAGGCTATGTATCCGGCAAACTTACCGTCAGCCAATATCGCAAACACTTCATTTTTGCTGTCATATTGTAATGACTTCAGATATTCCGTTTCGCTCTCCAAAGTCGCTGGGAATGGGGCAGTACTATCCATATACCTCCATAACGAAGGATTATTCCGCAGCTTCCAACTATCATTTGCGAAACGCTCAGTCATCGGTGTAATTTCTACTTTCATACAAATTGCTCTATTATATCGTTCATACTGTAATACTTATATTCAGCCAACCTACCACCAAATATCACATTGGATTCTTTGTCTGCCAATCCCTTGTATTTGGCATACTTCATTAAATTATCTTCAGTTGGTATTGGATAAGATGGAGAACAATTCTCGCTGTAATCGCAAGGTATTTCATAAGAGAGAACAGTACCTTTATACTGTGCTTTCAGAAAGTGCTTATGCTCAATCCTACGTGTGTATGGAGTATCTCTATCAGTGAAGTTCACGACAGCGTTTCCTTGCTGGTTATCAATGTTAGATAGATAGATTTCTTTGAACTTCACGGAGCGATAGTCTAACTTCCCAAACTTGTAATCATAGAACCTATCTATTGGTCCGGTATAGACAACTTCTTTTGCCAGACTTCTAAACCACTCAACATCATCAAAAAAGTCATTTTCAGTCCAGACATCAGAGCCAACAAGCAAACGTCTGATAAACTCTGTATATCCACACTCAGGAATGCCCTGATATTTTTCGTTGAAATAGTTATTATCAAACGTGTAACGGATAGGAATACGCTTCATAATAGAAGCAGGGAGTTCTGTGCATTTCTTTCCCCACTGTTTCTCTGTATAGTCTTTAATGAATGTTTCATATATCGTTCTGCCAACAGAGTTAAGGCAATGCTCTTCAAGGTTCTTAGGATTATCAAATTTAACTCTATCTTTTTCTATAGCCTTGAAAGCATCAGCAGGAGTGGTTACTCCGAACACATGTTTAAAGGTATTCATGTTGAATGGCAGGTTATAAATCTTTCCGTGATAACTTGCAAGAGGGGAATTGACGAACGGAACGAACTCGCAGATGCTATTTACAAAGCTCCAAACTTTCTTTGAATTAGTCCTGAAGATATGAGCACCGAACTTATGGACTTCAATGCCATGTACGTTTTCTGTATAGCAATAGCCACCTATGTGGTTATTCTTTTCTATCACAAGACATTTATTGCCTTGCAATGTGGCTGTATGCGCAAACATGGCTCCATACAATCCTGCTCCAACAATGAGATAGTCATACTTTGGTCTTGTCATACTATTTTCGGTTATGTATTACTTCATACATTAAGCAGAAACGAACGATAAGGTAAAATCATTAAAAACACTCATTTCTGCTGTAAAGATACAAAAGTGATTTGTAAAATGCCACTTTTTAAAAGGAAAATATTCAAAAAGTACAATTTTAGGTATTTTGAGAATGATATTTTTCTACTATTTTAAAAACTTGGATCTATATAATGATTCTGATAATGCAGCATAAGGATAACTCCACCTTTATACGACTGGCCTTCTGCTACCCAATATCCATTTCTGCGTTTGGTGAATACTTTAGGTCCTCCTTCAAGTTTGGGAAGAATTTCATATTCTCCTGCATAGTAATCTATACATTTCGTCTGATTGAAAGTTACTTCAATCTTACATGGAGAAACTATCTTGGTTACTGTGGCTGCACGCTTGTCTGAGTAGTAACATATTGTACAACCCAATCCGACTTCAGGAACAAGATTCTTGATTGCTAAATCTCTTTCTTTTTCAATTTGTTTCCTCCAATCGGTATATTCATTTTTACCATCCCATTGCCTATTCTCTATTTCGTGAAGAATAGCGAAACTTTCTTTGCTGGTTAATTTACTTAATGTCCTCATTGCTCTATAACGCACTATATAATTGTTGTTACTTGATTTCATTGATTGTTAGTTCTTCTGCCTTATGATTTCCGAAAACGAACATTGAGTTACAGAAGTCAACTGCTTCTTCGTAGGTGGCAAACTTGAATGTTACACTTGAACCTTTCTTTGATACTTGGTATTTCATTGTCTTTTACTTTTAATTGGTTTGTTATTTTTGATATGTAAAGATAGTTATAATTTATTGATTTACAATGGATTATATCTTTTATTTTCATCGTAAAATACAATAAATCAAAGATTTAACTTTTGGTTACAGGCATAGAAAAAGGCAGGATAGATTTCTCCATCCTGCCTTAATGTAATCTGTGGATATAAGGGGCTAAATAAATGTAGGCGTAAACTCAATGCCCAGCGCACGAGCGATGCGGAAGAAACTCGACAATTGTATGTCCGCTTCCCCTTTTTCCACACGGGCGATATAGCTCTGTTGCTTGCCGATTTTCTGCGCCAACTGTTTCTGGGTCAGTTTCAGCTCCTTACGACGTTCACGTAGTATATCACCGTAATACCATGCCATTGCTTTCTCGTTGAATTTCTCACGAGCAGACGTACCATTCTCCCCATACTTTTCATCAAGTTGCTGGTTGGTTGTTTTGAGTTTGGCTAATTTCTTCTCATCTAACTGTATCATAACGCTAAATCTTTTAAAATTCGTATTGCTTTGGCTATTTGCTTGCTATAATCCTTTGTGGATTTCTTTAAGAATCCGTTGAGCAGGATTATTTTTGTGGACAAAATGACATTGCTGTTGTCAATTGCAAATAACACGGTTCTGTACTCATTAGAACCAACTGATACACGCATTTCATACAAGTCTGTCCCTTCCAAATGCTTTACATACTTTACAGGTAAGGCATATACAGTTTGTACAAGTTCGAATGTGTACTCAAATTTATCCTTCACCCTTGCATCCAAGGCATTATAGAACTCTTCGAATTCTTCTGTCTTGTATATGGTTCTTATATCAGTGGTTTTGCTTTCTATTGATTCCATGACGCAAATATAACTAATTAGTTATAATATAACAAACTTTACGCTCAATTTTGCGTTAAACTTTTTCATTGCTCAAATACTTTTCTGTGATTATTTCAACCGACCTGCTTATCATAGAATCTGTATCAATTCCTATCTGCTGGTAGAAATTTTCGTTTCCTGTAAGACTTTCACTTGCAATTTGCAGTGTTCTGCGTTCCTCTTTAGTGAATCCAATCCGGAATGTCCGAAAGATAGCGAGTGCTTCTTTCAGGCATCCAGACTGGAATAAACTAACTGCTTTTTCTGTTTTCGTTCTCATATTCTGATATTCATGTGTGTAACTTTGCATATGTAAATATACTTACAATATATTGAATATCAAAGAGTTAAAACTAAAATATCATCGTATATAACTAAGAAATTCCTAATACTGCCTTATACAATTCAAAGTTCTTGTTTTCAATATATTCATCAGAAGCATAGCGTTTGGCTCCGGCATACCATTCATGGAAGCAATCAGGGCAATACCAGCAATTAAGGACTGCGATGTAGAATCCATTCTGACTGTTGCAGGAACAGCAACTGTCGCAAATGCCGACACAGCCATATTCGCTGAGGGCGCACATCATTTCGCCACGAGTGGCTTGTATGACCTTGAATCCTTTCTTGTTTTCATATACTTTTGCCATACTGATTTACTTCACAATCATTTCAGGGTGAACGGGGAAATCCCAATCGGTTATTCTTGAATTCACAGAGTGTAAATTACCACCAACGACAAGACCAAAACTTTCTTCAACTAATTCTTTCGCTTCATTTTTGCTGTAAGCATTGACAGTTACTTCTCCTTCTAAGATAAACTGGACTTTTACTTTATATTCTTTGTTACTTTTCATAATCTTCTGCCGGATAAAATTCTCTACCTTCAAAGTCATCTGCTGTAAGAACAACATCTTCACAGTTTACCATTTCTTCCACTCTCTCGAAAGCGGAATCATAATCTTCCGCTTCTACCTCTACAACTTTTGAGAGGGTTTCTACTACTTTGATTCTGTACTTTCTCATATCACTTGAACCCCCATTCTTTTATATAATTAATATTTTCAGGAAATCCTTCTACCGATTTAGGACTAAGGAATTTTTTCTCGCTTTTAAAGTTACCACATCCCCATTCAGTAGGTGGGCAGTTTTCGTATTCTTCTTTAGGAACTTCACTTACACTAAAGCGTGGTTGAAACCCGTACCCTTGGACACTTTCTCCCAAAAGATGACCGAATTTCCGTAATGCCCATTCAATAGCGACTCCTTTTTGAAAGTAATGTTCAGAAAAAACTGCCACATATATTTTATGTTGGAAATATCCTGTCTCTGTCAAATCAGGATGACATCTGACACAGAAATACTTAATACGTGAAAGTATTTCTTTAACAAACTTCTCGTGCTTTTCGCAATCTTCTTTCGTCAAGAACTCTTTTCCATCATTTGCGATGTAAACGGTTTTAGTTATTTCTTTCGTTTTCATATTCTACCCATTTTAACAATTCAAGATTATCATAGATATTTCCTATATTCTTGATTCCAAACATATCAATCATTTGCACTATTGGTTTGTTTCCAATGTTCTGCGTAAGAACCTCAAGTAAAACAAATGCTCCAATTTTATCATTATACACTATTTCGCATAATATGCCAGCACATTCAATTAAATCATGTTCGTATAATTCTATACCTTCGTTTTCAATTCCAATAAACTGGCATACAGTTTCAGGATTAACTTCGTATTCGACAAACTTTCTTTTACCACTCTGTCGTAAATCACCATAGACCCACTTTTCGGTATTGAGGCTTTTTCCTCTAAACTTAATAGTTTGCATTGTTATCTCCTTTCTTCAATTTTGCAACGAGTGCATCGGCACCGACAACACTCCATTGTGCTAACATTTCAGAACTTGCGTCCACACACTGATTATGTGAATTTGCAGCGAATCCTTTCATTAGCTCTTTCGCGATTTCATATCTACGCTGCTCCCAATCAATATCACCAGCCTTTTCTTGAAGTATCTCCACTTCGTCAAACCCTAATTCCAATGGATTGCCGTAACTATCGCACGATTCTAATACTACTCTTGCATACTCTGCAATATTGATAATCTCTCCAGTTTTCTTTATCCTTGCTTTCATATCTCACTTGCTATAAAATCACTATCACATTCCAAACATTCCCAGTCATAGCCATCATGTCTGCTTGGTGTCAATTTACTTCCACACGTAGGGCAACAAGGAAGCAGGTCTTTGATAAAACCTACTTCCAATGCGAAAGGCAAATCATTATACAATGCTCTTTCGAAAGCTACATCATCTTCAATCAATACTTCAGCATCACCGCTGTAAAGCTGGTACAGTTCTTGTGTTCCTGATTCGTATATGGCTTTGGCGGTGGTATTATCTACCACCAGCCATACAAATCCATCTTTCGTTACTTTGGTTCTCATTACATCAACCTCCTGTCTTCACTTATACTTTCGGCATAAATGCCTTTGTTTATCTCTACATTTTGACCGGTTATAAATCCTCGATTGGCAGAAAGTCTGTCTACACTTTCACTGCTCGCTCTGCCTTTTCCTATTTTTTCTCCTTTCAAAAAATCATCAATTTCGGCACGAGTGCTTAAAACAAGCGCAGTAATATCACATTCCTGCTGTAACTGACGCTTCTCGGCAAGGAATTTGGCATTCAATCCTGATACGCAGCCACGCAAGTAAGACCGGAGATACATGGTAAGACTTTGAGGAGTCCGACCGTACCTAAACAGGCAATCATGCTTGTAGGACGGATATTCTTTTCGTCCAATCTGATAGAATTTATTAGCGAGAAATGACACAAGGTACAGAACCACTTCCACATTCTTTTTCCTGCCTACAATCTGGAACTTATCACGGCTCATTCGTCCGTTATCTTTCCTTGTTGAGATAACCAGCGGACGACACATATTATATTCGCATACCACTCCAATTAAGCTTTCGTACCATTTGCCACCGTTTATTTCAGACTTGAACGGTATCTCTTCGGCAACCACAGGATTGTCAATTCTTTCTTGTGTGGGGATGTCTGTTTCAGACAGGTTATAAGCTATCAGCAGGCGTGTGATTCCGGCTGCTGCCGCACACGCTTCCCCTTCATTCCCAAGTGCAAGTGCTGATTCTTTCAAATTCATCAACTTGCGGAGTTTTTCGAGTATTTTATCTTTATTTGTCATGATTCTTCACTGATTAAAACATTCCTTCATCGCTCATTGACAGATAGCTTCCATCTGTAATAATTATACTATCTAAGAATTTCACTTCAAGTATTTTCAGCCCGTCTCTCATTTTACCGGCAAGGCGAATATCTTCTGTGGACGGTCGGATATTGCCTGATGGATGGTTATGTATGAGTATCACGGAGGCGGCAAGGCAGTCTATTGCGTACTTGGCAACCAACCTTATATCTACGATTGTGGAACAAATACCACCTTGCGATATTTTGGCATATCCCATCACATTACTCGCTTGATTCATAAGCAGGATAAACGAGCTTTCGTAAATATTAATGTCCTCATGATAAAACTGCCGTGCGAAGTTTACAGCGTCTTCCGCAGAACGTACTTTTACTATCGGAAATTCTTGCTTTTCGGATTTTAAACTGTATTCCACTGCTTTCTTTTTCATTGCTCTATTGATTAATTGGTTTCTTTTAGTATTGTAAAGATACTGATAATCTGCGAGTTATACAAATATAATAATCTAATAGTCAGTATCTTAAACTTAGTTTAACTGAGTATTTTCATGGCAAACAAACGTGAAAATGGTAAGTATTAAGGACTGCGAAAAGATAAATAACGATAGTAATCATACTATCTATGAATATCGCCCATGCTCCCAGTTTCTGAAACTGGCTCACACTTAAAATCAAAACTATTAAGAAACATAGCCACTGACTTGAAAACAATCCAATTCCTAAAAGAAGCAGCCCAAGCAAATCTATCAACGAAGCAAGTATAAGTAAAGGATACGCTCTTAAATACCAGTTTCTTGCATCTTTATCCATTACCTGTAAGGCTTTTATATGAAAATCAAGTTTCTTACAGTTACATATCTTCATACACTCATATAAAGACAGAATGAAAATAAGAGTATAAAATATATGTTTCATAATCAGTATGCTTTATTTCCGTATTTATAAGGTCTTAATGAATTATATCTCATTTTTTCTTCAATGTGCCAAAGCAAGTCAAAATTCTTTATCTTTGCGATGCAGCATAACTCTTGCAGAATCCCTATAAATAAATATCCTATCGGATAATTGTCTTTATTGTATCTTACTATTACTCGTGTTACATCGTAGCACCATTCAGTAAAAGTTAATTTACTTCTGTTTTCGATATGCTCTTTGCTATTCTCTATAGGAAATGATATGCTGGAGAGATTTATATTTCTCAATCCTGCCAAATCAAAAATACGAATACAAGTATCGCAAAGCTCATCTTCAACAGTATCTTTTATTCCATGCTTGAAAGCATATACAAATTCATCGTCAGACCGTTCTCTAAGGCTCATATAACTTTCAAACTGATTTCGGTCTGCATATTTCCCTATTCGGTCTGCTTCTACTGCTTCCATCAGTTCTGCTATAACCAAACACAGCCAATGCTTATCGGTGTATTCCTCCTCATGCCAGCCGTGTGCTACTGCGCATTGGTAGGCTTTATCTCTTAATTCGTTTAAGTTTATTTTTCTTTCCATTGTTCATTTATTATTTGAAGTCCTCCAATTCCTATTATCACCAAGGCTACAGTCCAGTCTATGCACCACAACCAATAGATAATAGGAACAACTATCATTGCTGCAAAAATCAGCATCACTAAAGTTCTCATTTCAAGTATTCTTTATTAAAATGTCCGTTAGCTATGAGCCACGAAATCATAGAAATACAGTTCTCAAATATATTAGGATTAGTAGTGAAATGATGATGTCCTTTATATTGAGTATCATAGTACACGATTAACAGAGGTTCAATCATAAGTTGTACCCCCTCTTCTTCGTCAATGTATTGTGGCAATAACTCTAATAACCGGCTAAGGCTCCATGCAGGAACTATATCACGATTCATTCGTGCCGAAAACCATTGTTCTGGATTTATATCTTTGGTTAATGCGTGAAGATAATAATCCCCCGCTTCAGGTAATCTACATTTTTCAAGGTACATGTCTGCCGTTTCCGGCTTCAGTCCCAGAGCAAGCAGCCTTCCCGACTGCTCACGTGTTGTTGCTATTTGTGATTTGAAGTGCATAATATTTTGTTTTAATTATTACATTTGTACTATGGAATCAAAAGAATATTATCAGTCATTTATCGATGTGATAAACTATGCCGCTGAGGGACATAGGACAATCACTTTGGAGAAAGGAGAAGAATTGGCCGGAAACTACTGGCCTCGGATTTACCGCGTCCTTTGTGAGAACAAAGTAGGTGTCGGCATATCCGGTGGCGACTTTGACATTACCCAAGGTCAATATATGAATCCGATTTATGCCGATTGCGTCCATGCTCTTGAAGAAATCAAAAAGCGTGAAGCAGATCGGGAACTTGACAATGCCGTGAAGCGTTCTAATATCAGATATGCCAAACGTGCCTACTGGATTTCCATCGGTGCGCTAATTGTTGCTGTTTTTACTCTCCTTTGGCAGATTATGCAAGTGATAGTGCAAACGAAATGATTGACAACCCTAAGGCTATTAGGGATATAATATATGCCCTATCAGCAAACTGTTCTTCTGTTAACTTTTTCATATTTTCTATTTTTTATACCGTGAGCGATAAGGCTCGCCCACGGTTGTTTAATGGATATGGCTTTCATTCTCTATTCTTTGGTGTATATTCTTCTGATTCTTCATCATAATCATAGCAATCTGGACAATAATCTTTCCCTTCAATGTTGGTCCAATTACTTTCATAGGCTGCTTCTGCTGCATAGTTTTCATCACTCCAAGCAACATAACCATTAAAATCGTCAATATATGATTTACCACATCTGTCACATACACACTGATACATATCTACTTTTCTTATCATTGTTCGTCCTCCGATATTTTTCTTTTTAATTCATTAATCTGCTTTGTATAATCCCTTACGACTTCTTCCCAGTCTTTATCAGCAAGAAGATAACCAACTCTTACAGCTGATTGCGCCCCATGCAAGTAAGCCTTGGACAAAGCTTCTTCTATCCACTCGGAAAAATGATTAAGATCCTTACATGGGGAAAGAACTCCCTTCCCCTCCATCATTTTCTTTGCGAAATCACGGGCATCTTTCTGATACCCCATATCATTCATCACATTAGGTAATTGCTTTGTCATCATAACTACTTCTTTTTGGAATCGCCCGACTTCTCTGAACGCTTGGTTCTTATATATTCTACTATCTCATTCATGGCTTTATCCCAGGGTATATCCCCAAGGTACTTCAAGCAGGCATCCCAGCCGGATAGGAATCCTTCACTAAATTCATCAGCAAAACAATCTTCATCGCAATCATGTGCGATATTTTCTCCATCACAAAAGCGACAGTATGCACGTTCTACACAAGCATATTCCCCGTTACACTGGTAATGCTGGTGAACGGCTTCTCTTAGCATTTCTTCTTTCTTTTCCATTATCATTCCTCCAATAAATCTTTGTTGTCGTAGATGTTGCCGATGATTTCAAAGATGACATTTTTAAGTGGTACATATCCACATCCTTTGATTCCAATGGCAAACATCCCCTTAACGTAAACGACCTCATATATTTGTCCATTAACTAAAACCAAGTCATTTTCATACACATCTTTTCCATTTTTGTCATGTAATCCGGTGAACTGACCGATAGTTTCCTTATCTACTTTTGTTCTATTGCTTATTTGTGTAGCTTCGTAACCATATCTAGTTATTTTCTTTTCAAAAATAGCTGTGTCTCCGTTTTCGTACTGAATCAAGTCACCAAAAATAAATTGATTGCTTTCAGTTTTTCCTCTGAATTTTATTTCTCTGTCCATAATCAGTCCTCCGTATTAGGTATTAAGTCTTCAATGTATGCAAACTGTATAAGTTTGTCATAGTGGCACATTTCTTTCCATTCATAACCGCAAAAAACATCTACACGATACTTTATTTTTAAATCTCCAGTAATGTATTTTACAAGGGCTTCTTTACCGGAGATTGGTATTTCGCTTGCATCATGCCAAACGCTGTTTACTCTCCATTTTGCACCATCTATGAACCCTTGTTCATAATACGGGGTTAATTCAGAATTAAAAATGCTATTCTCAAAAACACAGTTATCTACTGCTGCTTTTTCAATATCTTCTTTTGTCATAACTTTTTCTTATTTAAGTGTTTTCTGTATTTCATTGGTATAAATCGTTTGAGTTCCGGAAGCGAAGTGGAAACAAGGTACATCCATGTATCCCATCTCTTTCCCTCATGTTCACGAAATGGCTGAGAACAAGCTTGGCCAGAACAACCATCATTCTTATTCTCAGCCTTGCATTTAACACAGCATCCCGTACACTCAGAGGAAAGATGGCAAAGGATACAAGCCTGTTCCTTACTGATGCCGTATTCCATATTCAAGGATAATTGCTTACTCATAACTCAATTTCATATCAAGGAATACACGACTCAAGAACACCGATAACATTATCTCCTGTAATCCTTCTTATTTCAGAAATTATTTCTTCATCTGAAGCCGTTACAAATTGTTGATTTGGACTACATACATCAGTTTTAATAATAATAGTTGCATACCGCTTAAATATCCATAAAAAACGATATTGGTATGTAACTATTGTTTGCTTTTTAAATCCGTAACTTATTTTCCCCATAATTATCTCCTTTCCACCTATCCCAGCAGCCACCACATGACTGCAAGGAATAGGTAATATAGTTTTGTTTTAGTCATTAAAATATTCTTTACATTTAAATCCTTTTCTCGGTTCAAAATCCTTAAAATCACAAGTCCTAAATATCCATTTTTTATCAGCCCAACCTGCCAAATCCTTTTGCCACTGAGGGATGATCTGACGCGGATTATCCAAGTCCCGATAAGGCTGTGCATGGGGTAAGAATCTCCGCCCCTTGCTTCTCCAGTGATTGATCCTGTTGAATGATTCCCGGAAATCATCAAGAAGGATGCAATAGAAGAAGTATTCACCCTTGTATCCATACTTGTCAATCAAGGAGGTTGCCCGTTCACATTCAGCTATCTGTCCGGGTGTATCACAACCGAAGCGTATGCGCTTTATCCACTTGACTTTGGCTAATAACTTAGCAACATCTTCCGTTACTAAACGTGCATCCAGAGCTTGATTAAAATCAACCCGTAACTTCATCCGTACAATCTTCTCTATTTGTTCTAATCCGTAATCGGAAGCAAGCACGTTGTTATCCATTAAAATTAGGTTATTTCTTCCGCCGACAGCTATTTCTTCCACGTCCATATAAGGCTGTATCTTTCCTTCCTTTCGGTGAACAATACACCACTTACAACGGTTGGGGCAACCGCGAGTAAGAAAACCATAAGCTGTCTTGTTGTCGATGGACGGGTACAGGCTGTAATCTGGTTGCATCCGGTCTATCATTTCCGGCAGATTCTTTTGTATATCATACCCGGTTCCTCCTTTCTCCACCACATCCGCATTGATATAATAACCATAGTCTGGTGTGAAAGAAAACACCTTGGCCGCATATACTTCATCGTAATGGGTAAACGGGTTGTACCATTCAATCCGATCTCCTTGCGACTTATGCCATGCGCTTATTTTCATAAGTGCGAGATTGGGGTAATTGCTATCAACTGCAAGTAAACCTACGTTCATCACCCCTCCCAATCATCAGTAGTTCCCAACAGGTGTGCTGTCTGTTCGTTGTAAGGGATGCAATAGTTCCATGTAGCCCCACATACACCTTCGTATTTGTACGGAAGATTATCTTCTTTATCTACTATCATTCTACCAAAGAAATCTATCTTCCACTCTTCTGAATTATTATCTCTTACCAACACCTTGTCAAATGGCTTAAATTCACACTTGGGCTTTTCTTCAATCCCGAAGAAGCGTTTAAGGTATTCTTTGGCACGTGGGACTTTGCTTGCTTTGAGTGCGTCAATGAGTTTCTGTTTTTCGGATTCGGTAGCCTTTCTTATCCACTCTACTGAGGTAGTATAGACTTCAAAAACTAATTTTCCTGCCGTGTTATTATTGCTCTTTAGCATTAAAAATACATAATCGCTTGTATGTATATCATTCTTCAGAACTCTTATAGATTTAACTATACTTACCCATGCACTACCTTCGTTTTGACCTTCCCATCCGCACGCTATTATATCCCCGTCCTTAAAAGTTCTGTATTCGGGGATTTCAAGCATAAGGTCGGAATTAGATATGTCTGTAATGGTGGTATATTTACCATTATCGGTGTAGAAATACGAATGTTCTAAGCCTTTGTTATCTTTCACCAACGCTACAATATGGTAATTCTTATTATCTATCTTGTCCCAGCATATTATTCTTGCACTTCTCCCATCGCGTGTTACAATTCTACCTTCAATTTCTTTACTCGCTATCTTCTTTGCCATCTCAAAATCAAACGGCACTATTACCAATTTCTTTTCCATAATACTTCTGATTTCAGTTCCATCTTAATGGTCTGTTGTTAATTCTCTCCAGGTACGCAGCAATCTTCTTCTCGCTATCCTCACCATCACGAACGAAAACTAATGTATGGCACTTGTCGCCGACCGGATAATATCTGCCGCCTTTCTCACGCTCCTGCTGTTGGAATACTTTCTTTTCAACCCCATGCGGATATTCCTGTCAAGGTCAACTGTCTTGTAGGTTTCTATGATTTCTTCAGTTTCTTTTGCCATACAGCTAACCATCAATCACTTTTGATTAAACCTAAAGACTATTGAACTCAAATCATCTAAAATCTGGAACTGTGGAAAATTCCTTTCGTTCATGTAATAATACTTTTTTCCCATTGCTCTATTATTTTATAAATTATTGATTTACAGATGTAAAGATAATTATTTTATTTGAGTTATATTACATTGTACATTCTGATTATCAGTAGATTAACTATGTATAACTTATGTACTTGCAGGTGTAGATAGCAGCTCAATTGCCTCGTTATCACCGTTGGCAGCACGTTGTTTTAACTCATTGTACCAAGTTAGTGATGTGTAACCGTCAGGCGGTATAAATCTCCTTCGTTCTATTTTTGTCTGCATTGATTTACGGTTAATGGCATCCAGTTCTCTATTTCTTTCAGGGAGAAATTCTTTAAAAAAAGCATTACCAATTCTTCTCGAATCAAAGCTGGCAAATGAGTTATCATATCGTCCGGCTTTATACCGAGCAAAAAATAACATAAGTTCCGATAACTTAAAACCTTTGGCTTCTGCTGCAAAGGATTGACAGAAAATTCTTATTCCATCGGCAACTCCTTTTTCCTTGCTATTGGAAGCTCCAAAAATACCAGAAACTTGTGTTTCAATCCAATACTCAGAAGAGCCAAGGCCGTAAAGCGCATCGTACTGCATCAATGTGGGACAATTTGCTGTATAAGCCATTCCTGAATTTTGCAAAGTATATCCCCATTGAACAGGGGAAAATATCCTCTCGACTTCAGAACGGTCTTTCCATTTTGTCAGCCAAGCCCTCTTCGAGTTCTCGCTTATGTTGTTGTAACAAGCCAAGAGCGTAGGCATTTGCTTCTTGTTTGCTTGTATAACTGCTCCGATTGTTTCCATTTTCTTGCGATTTTACAACCTTTACTGCCCAGTTTGGAAAGTGCATCATTGCATCATCTAAAGACTTGTAAGACACTCCTTCGGCTTTTAGTTTGCACACGTAATTCTCAATAAGTTCGAGCACATCATCGTTAGAAAGTAACTTTTTTGTTTGCCTGTATATATTCTCAGGTTGAAATCTAAGCCATTCTGAATCTTCAACAAGCTTTTCGCATAAATCATTAATGGCAATTAATCCAATCGAATTAGGCTTTTCTTTACTACTCGATAGAGTAGTTTCTTTATATTTACTTTCCTTTACTTTACTTTGTGTCATTTCTTCCGAAGTTATTTTTATTTCTTCCGAATTAATTACCTTTTCTTCCGAAGAAATATCAGTATCTACATCAGAAACGATAAGAGAGTATTCAACGATTCTGTTCTTTCGCTTTGCTTGCTTGCAGATAAAGTTGTACTGTTCTTGAATACCTTTTGATGTTAAAATTTTTTCTTTATCATACAATTCTTTAGATAATAACCCTAATGTCATACAGCATCTAATGACCTCAAGTATATACGCCTCGTCAAACCCGGTTCTTTCCGATATAATGAAAGGCAACTCTTTATCCCACCTCATGTAGTACCCACTCTTGTAGATAAGACATAGCAGGAGAGCATATACTGCAACAGCCTTGCCACTCTGATATTTGATTAATTTTCTAATTTTTATGTCTTGAAAGAAGTTTATATCAAAAGGGAAATAATCCAGCCCAACTTCTTTTTTTCTTGCCATATTATGTATCCATAGATTAAAAAGAATGGCTTTCAAGTTTCTATACCTTTAAAGTGGTGTTAAGGTATATACTCCAAGAAAGCCAGTTTAATATCTTATTTATCATCAAACACCACTAAGATGATATGTTTATTTTCTGAGTGTAAAGATAACTAAAGTGATTGAATAAATCACACTTTTAAATCTAAAAATATCATTCAATTATATATTTTATCAGTATCCGGTTTTATTCAAACGGAGTGATTCTTTCTCATAACTCAGAAGGGTGCGGAGCGCGTCAAGTTGATGTGTGCAGGAAGCATTAAGCCTATCCAGCCGATCGACAAGATATGCTTCTTCTTCAGCAATACTGTCAAGAAGCGCATTCTGTACTTTTGCAGAAAGACAATTTTCTTTGGCTATCTGGATAATAGTATTTTGTATCTCATCAGACTTTTTCTTGCGAAGCATTTTCTTTGCATCAGCAAGCATTTCTCCTGTACGCATCATGTACACCATTATAACCGATATGCGCTCTTGTATCTCTTGCGGATTGTTGGAGCAAGTAATATTTAGGTAGTCGCTGATTTCCTTTATTTCCTGTTCCATAGCTATTATAATTCAAACAAGTGATAGCAGTTAGGATGTACATTCACAAATTGCTCACGTGGAGGGAATATCTGGGCAACTTCCATAGCATTGGGTAAGAACTTGTAACGCACGTCCTTGATTTGCTGGTAGCCAAGCGGATATTTGGCGGATACGCTCAAATGCCATTTGCCATCGTCTTTAGTTACAAACACATACATTCCTTTATACTTGAATACTCCGGTAGAATAAGTTCCGTATTCATCCTCTTTGTATTCAGGGGTGATGTCAAGCTGGTTGGCATCACGTAATTTATCCAATTCTTCTTTTGTCATACATCATTCAAATAATCGGTTATTATTTTCATAAATTCATCCAAAGACCGGCAGACAATATATTTATATCCAACTGCTTCAACAGCAAGCTGATAAGCCTTTTGCACTTTACTTTGCCGTCCGATGCTGGTTTTTATCTCTATTCTTAGCCCATGATAAAAACGGTTGGGCAAATCAAAATTCAGATCAGAGACTCCAGCTTTCACGCCTTCTGCTTTCAAAAGTGCACCTGTTACCGCATCACGCCTTCCTCCATTCGGGACGGCATACATCAGAGTGGAATACTTTTTATGAGCATACTCGAACCACTCAACACAAGCGCATTGTAGCCGGTGTTCTTTGTTTGTCGGCTTTTTACGCAGCCTATAAGACTGCGCTTTCTTAATCATCTCCTCGTATGTCATTGTCGGCTATTGCTTTGTCAGTAGTTACTTTCTTTCCTGACTGTGATGTAGAGATAGTTACGTTATGCTTTTCTGCCACATTATGCAGGAAATCATTTACTTCTTTCTCAAACGTTTTATATTCTGATTTTTGTGGAGAGGTATTCTCTTCTTCGTAAGGGTACACATCTATAATGGCGGTTTCCTTGATGCAGACAGCGTTGTAGTCTGCCATTGTGCCTTTCATCCCTTCATCCAGCTTTTTCATTGCATCCCGAAGGTCGGCAGCCTGTACAAGAACGGTAGTCTTGGTTTTCTTCTCAGCTCCGGACTTTTCGTCGAGGGTAATAAATTCCAGTTTGCAATCATACCACTTGTCAGCAGATTCTTCATCACTTGGGAACAGTTCTGAATAATGTGCACGCTTAATGTCAGCAACCGTAAACTCTCCACTGATAAATGGAGTCATTTCTTCGATTATCCTTGATTCCGCTTCGGTAAAACTGAGGGCATCCACAAGATAGGGTTCAACTACTTTTTTATTCATTCCGTTTCCCATTACTTTTTCGTAACGGACTTTACATATAAACCAATTATGCAACATAACTATTATTGTTGAGTATTTTTACACATTCTTTTTATTTCATCTTCAAGCATTTCCCCAAAGCAAGTACCACCATTATTGAATTGGAACAGGTAGTTAAATGTCCCATCACCATTTGGAAGTAAAAGAGATATGTCATTGTAATCCTCTTCCTCTTTATCTTCTATTACCTCCCAAAACTCCCCATTAACCTTTACGACCTTGGCTGGATAGGGTTCATTAAGCAGTGCATCTTCATATGTGGCATTCCATTGATCTTTTTCTATACCTAACTCTTTACATTTCTTTTTACACCATTCCTCGGTTTCCATTCCTTGTAAATTGGCAACTCTTACTTTACCAATATGTCTTTCCATTTCACTCATAAACGATTCCTGTTTTCTTTTGAATTTTCTTACTCATATTTCTGAATTGTCTTGCCTTATCCGTTTCACAAGGCTTGGTAGCGGTCTTATCTATCAGGCTGGCTCCATATTCAAGCATCCTGACAATGGTATTCAAGTCTGTGTTACATAAAGTATCGGCAAGTTCAATCTTGTCAAAATCAACATCATTGTCATTCATAAAATCACCAAGAGCGATGATTTTATCACGTGTAGCAGTTACGGTAAAAGCTCTTGTCAGAAGTTCTGGAGCAGTCGCGTTTGGTGATGGAGCATGAACGTCAGATACTGTATGTGGAACTTGCGCAGGAATCTCAGGTTTGGAAGCTTCTGCCTGAAATTGGGTGGTTTGCTTTTCGTCCTCAAGCCTTTTGCGTTCCTCTTCGGCTTTCAACCTTGCTTCCTCTGCTGCTTTTGCACGCTCCCTCTGTTCCTTCAATCGGTTGGCATATTGGATTGTTGCAGAAATGTCAAGCATTTCCTTATAATAAGTATAAAGCACATCAAAATCATCGCCAAAACCTTGCAATGCCTGGATGTCGTTTTCGACTACGGAAAACATGGTATCAATCGCATCGCAGACGGATTTCATGCTGGCTGTCTTGTTGAGCCATTCAATACGGAAAACTTTATTAAAGTCTATTCCGTTTTTGTTCAATCCGTCAAAATAGGTCTTGATGTCAGCTTTCTTCTTGTCTTTGTATTGCTGCTCATTCTGTTTGATTACGGAGTCAATTTTTGCGGAGCATTCTCCTATAAGTTTCACTGTTTCAGCAACAGCTTCCTTGAACTCTCCAAAGGGTTTCATGAACTCCTTCTCGATTTCAATTCGTTTGGAATTGAGAGCTTTAGCAGCCTTGTTTAAGGCTGCCTTATCTCTTTTTGCTTGATCTATGTTATCATCTGTATAGTTAGAAATATCATACTTTGGCAAAGCGGACTTTACCAAATCTCTAATCTGTTTGGCATTGGTAGTAAGGCTTCCAAGTGTCTTTTCACTTACTACAAGCTCCAAATCTGAATCTTGAAATACTATATTAGTTTCCATTCTACACATCAGCTATCTGGTTAATAATATCATTTGCCATCCGAATGCGTTTTTCCATTTCAGCAAAAACTTTCTCGTCAGGCAGGATTCTCGTTATATGGATGGGAACGGACTGAAACGGACAGTACGCAATGAAATCAACCCACTCGGCTCCGGTACACATCATGTGAGCCATGCACTGGTAAAAGTATTCGGGTTTTGTTTTAAGAAGCGTTTCATTATCTTTAGCCTCATCCTTATACTTCATGAAAGTAGACTGATTGGGACACTTGATTTCAAGTGCTCCTTTCTCTCCAGTTATGTCATCTATGAATACACCATCGGGGCTACTGGCGAAATCAGGAATAGTAGGATGCAAACAAGAACCGGTTTCTGTAATATATCTTCCAGTAATTTTAGAATAAAGAGAACGAGCGTATTGCTCTTGCTCGTTCCCCCATTTCATAGCCTTACTGCTTACATCAACCTGATATAAATATTGCTGAAAAGAATCGTCATCTTCAACTATCTCTGCATTCATGGACCGCTCGGCTGCAAGCTGGTAGATGTATGATTTTGCCGTTTCTGAAAAATCTTCACAACGACCTTTTTTCATCAATACACCAACCATGCTTCCAGTGATTTTGCCTAAGCGCTTACGAAACCACTCTAACGAATGTTGTTCTTCCATCATAATAAGGATTTACGTTGTTTGCTTTCTTGGTTTTCACTATCCTGCTTGATGGCTGGTGATTCCTCTTGATTTTCTTCCATAATTCCAGCAGCTTTTTCAGCCATTTCCTGCAATTTGTTGGTAGCAGGGATTTCCGTATATTCTGCATCCTGAATATCCTCTGCTTCTTCTTTGGTAAGGAATCCCATAGAAATCTCAGGGCAATAGGCACGCTGCCAAAAGGCTGCAGCACGATAAGTAAGCATAAGGTTGGGCATTGTAACCCATTTACTGCCAGCTTTTGTGTACCACCCTTCTTTGATTGCCATTTCAATGGTTATCGGATCTGATTCAAGAACTTCTCCGGTTGCCAATTCAGTAGCATAGGCGACACATTCAATATTATCTACATTTGTGCCATCAAATTCTTTTACAACGATGGTGTTGCGCCTGTTTACAGCATCCCAAACAGTTTCATTGTAATTTATCTTACCAACTTTACCAAGTGTTCTTTTACGGTATCTAAGGGAAGTGTACTTACCACTCATATTAATAGTGGCAATAAGAAACTTGCTCGACCATGACGGATTCCCTTTGACAACATATAGATTTTGCATAATCATAAGTGGATTTGCGTTCATTCTCATTGCCATATCCAGTGCGATTACACAGTTTCCTGTATTCCCTTTATAAGTATCGGGGACAATCGTACTTTCAGTATACATCTTAGCCATACGCTGCATTACTTCAAACTGCTTGACAGTTTGTCCAACTGGTGTCATTGCAAATTCAGCGGCTTGTTTTGCTTGGATAATCTGCAACTCGGTTACAGGTTGATTTTGGTTTTTGTTTTCTTCCATTGTTACAATATTTTAAGTTCAACAATATCTTGATATTCCTTGTGAAAGGCATAAGGATAACCGTTCATTTTCAAGTTCTTCTTCTGTATAGTCGAATGATTCAGGTTGAAAACTTTCTTCAATATCATTAATATCTTCATTGATAAGTTTGATGATTTCACTTTTAGGGGAAAACCCATATTCAGGAAGATTTTCAAAAGGGGAGGATTTGACTTTTTCAAGCTCTTCGTAAAGTAATTCAAGTTCCATTTCCATATCTTCAACTCTGTTTAGGGATTTCGATTAATTCAACCACTGGCTTTACTGTATTTCTAAAGGAAGTGAAACGATGAACTTCCCTATGATATGCATCATGCCAATAATTAGCATTGTTATTCGCTTTTCCAATATCATCCTGAAGGAGCAAAGCATACTTTACAAGTTCTTCGTGAGGCATTGTCTGTAATTCTTCCGATGTTCTCATTGCTCTGATAATTATTAATCAATTTTATGTAGTAGACATTTAAAACTATATGAGACAAAAGCAAAAGCTGTAAATGAAAGCCAAAACTTAATATCAAGGCTATTTGCGAATAATACCATTGCAATAAATGATATCAACCATGCCAAAATTATCACATCTTTATTCATAACTAATTGATTTTCTTTGTGTTACTTTTATATTGTAAATATACTTTATTATATTAGTATGACAAATTTTTAATCAACTTAAAATCAATACATTAACTTGATATAACTTATTTAATTTCAGCCCATTTAATGCAATCCCAAGCATTGCAATACCACCTTCCATTTTGTCTGTCAGCAGGCTTCTTCTCAGCACGGATTTTTCCTTCTCCAACAAGACGGAACAATCTCCCTCTGCCACCTACAATTCCAGCAGCTTCCCTTTGTCAGAAAGTCTTGTCATTCAAGACTATTTTGAGAACTGTTTCATTTAACATATACTACTTGTTGAAAAGATTA